CACAAATTACTCTTATCATCTACCGCTAACCAGATTGCCGCCGTAACCCCCGTCGCAGCAGGGTCAATAGATACAATACGTTGCCAGTGATTAGGTATCGGGAAAGGTCTAACGACATGGACTGCATGACTCCAAGTCTCATAGACAAGACCGCTTCGCCGCACAAATCCACCGTACAATCGTGCAGACTCCTCTGGACTTCCCTTCCACTTAGCAATTAGCCTCTCCTTTTCCAACTCTGGTATAAACGGTGAGTTAATTGTGGAAAGCTGGCAGAACTCCAAATCTTTTTGTCCAAGTTTCCAATCCTCATACAAGTCATAAACCCAAGGTGTTCTCACCCCTGAGTTAATGTCGGTCAAGGGCGTGAGAGTTAACAGAATCCGTCCGCTACAATCAAGTGTACGCTGGAAGCATTCATCATACACCGATTCGTCGCACTCTTCGTCAATCCATATCAAATCAACTGATGCGCCCTGAAACTTCTCACGCCCCGAATCCGCGCTCTTACAGGTCAGGAGTGAACCGTTCTCAAAGAAAACCTGATAGTCCGCGTCACTTACCTTCCGCACAGAAGCATCATTCGGTAGGAAAGGAGGATGGACCTTCCCATGCCGAAGCTTTTCGTACCAAATCACGTCCCTCAAAGTAGGAAAGTCCAATCCTACAACCCACACATTATTCGGTGGTTCTGGTATTGGGAGGTCCTTAATCCACTCCCAAGATGGCTCGTCCCTAAAATACTTTTTACCAAGTGCCCACGCGATAGCAATGAATGACCCAAGGATAGTCTTTCCCGACCTATTCCCACCGAGCAATCCAAATAGTTTCTTATCAGGAGTAAACTTTCTCAGCGCAGAGGCTTGCTCAGACCACGGCTCGAAGTACCGAATGTAATTTCGTTTTCTACGATTGTCTTCAATCTTTCCTAATGCCGCTAACTGTTCATCTTGCGGTAATCTGGTTAAGATTGAGAGAGCTTCATCAATTTTACTAGCCTCCACTTAGTCACCCCTCGATTCGAGCAACGAATCAGTTCCGCTCTCATGTATGGATAATATTGTCCGGGTCGTGGTTTTGGACGAACTTGATATTGCCAATTATGCCACCAACTTCCATTTCCTTCTTGAATTGGTGCATCACCAGCATCACAAGCTTTACAGTCTGACACTTAGTTCACCTTTGGCTGCACAGCCTCTTTAGACACCTTATCCCTAATCTGGTCTAAATCCCTCTGCGATAAATCCGCAAACACATTCACTTGACCCTCAACCCCAACCCACCCACTCATCTTAGCAATCTTAAACAAAACTTCACTCGCCTTGTCATACTCGCCCTCTTCCTCAAGCTTCCTCGAAAGGTCTAGCAGCTTCCCAATAGACACATTCTTGTTGAAGTGGGGGTCATTCCCCAACTCCTGAAAATAGCGATGCCGAGCTTCCCATAACAACCTGTTGAAAGAGGCTCGGCGCAGAATCACATTGGCTTCGTCTGAGGTAACTTCATGCTTAAGGATGGTCGCAGCCTGTTTGAGCGAGACACCCATCCGGGCCATGATGTTCGCAGCCTCAAGCAACCAGTCCTCAAGCCGTTCGGGGCGTCCCATTTACTCCCTCATTATTCTCGAATTTCTTTATCCAGTTACAGTTAGCACAGAGAAGTTGATATTTTTGTAGAGCATCAAAAATTGGCATTTGCAAAATCAATTTTAAGTATTTGTAAGTATTACCAATAGCTCTAAGTTCTTTAGCCCCGCCACCATCAATATGGTCAATTTGTAAAACCCTCTTATCAGTTATACCACAATGCTTACATTTATCCCCTAAGAGACTTAAAACTTTTGCTCGAACCCTATCCCTTACTCTTTTGTTATTTTCTTTTTGTCTACCTATATGCTGACGACTATAATGGAGGGAATAAGCTCGGCCACAGCTTTTACAGGTGTATTTATGCCCACCAGATTCATTCTTATCGCGGTGAAATTCAGAGAGTGATTTTGTAGTGTCGCAACGTTTACAGTATCTAAAACCTTCCTCCAACTTCTCTGGTCTAGCCATAGGGTCCAATCACACCATTCCTCAGCCTATCAGTAAGAAGCCCATACAGCTTCTACTGTATAGCACAGTTGAGGAGGTCAAAAAGTCACAAATTATGTCTAACAAAACAAACCACTTAACTTTTTTCAAATTTGCAAATTTTGGTGTGAACGTAAACAAAGGACTTAACCCCACTTTTTACTCATATTCTGACCAAAGTCATAAAATATATCCCTGAGTTGAATGTTTTTATACCCGGAGATTTGAGGTTTTAGCAGTTGAATGTCTATATGGGGTCCATTTTTGCTCAAACTAAGTCCTAAACTCATATATTCTATAACCATATGATTCCTAAGCACTTTAACCCCCACCCCCTCAATAACATACCCACCCTCCCCCGCCCCCCTAAGTTATGCCCAAAGTGTCTATCTAACAACAAAGTGTGGTATAAAAGACACACAGGGCATTCTGATTTCATATCCGCGTCTGGGCATGACCGTGTGATAGCCGAAAGCCCCGTGGCCCGAAGCCTAAACTCAATGGAGTCTACAACTTGGGATGGTGCTGTCTTTCCTATGTCTTCGCCATCGCCAGCAGTTTCTTAAATCTTTTGTAATTTACTACTAGCTTAGTACAATTTGCGGACTTTCGTTAGTGTGAGAGCCGCACGATTCAGATTTCATGTAAAGAACGTTCCCTGATAGGCGACAAATCATACATGCAGTATCATTTCATCGGGAATCATTCGCTATTTGTTCGCTAAACAAGGAAGGGGTCCAAACAGATATGAGAAAGCTCTCAAATAAACAAGTTTGGTACGGTTACTGCTTATTCTTTCACTACGTCAGTTCAGACACAAGAGGCTATGCTGCCGCTTATGCTATTGAATTAGCAAGGCGTGGGTTGCTTCAACCTTCGATGCAAGTGAGGTGACGTATGGCTCTATACTCAAGAGCACAGTACGACCAGGACATGGACACGCTTGAAAAGGCGTCTCAACAGATTTCTCGGCTGGTTGCATCTGGTGAAATGACTGGACTTAGGTCGTTGATAGTCACTAAGGAAATTGAGCAATTGATGAGAGAGTGCAAGGGTAAGCTGATGAGAACACGGTGGATATTGACTGAAAGTGAATTGCAAAAGAAGCTTAAGCGCCACTTGAAGGAATTGGCAGAGTTGAGTCAACCACGGGGCGCGTAAGAAGATTCTAAGATTCTTAGTACTTTGAATACAAACTGCGGCTTTTCGTTGGAGTGAAAGTGAGGCACCGAATGGACGATGATTGGAGTGACATCACATGAGAGTCATGGCACCGTTTCGGGTTGTTCAGAGCAAAGTACGACCGTTGAAATGGCTTGTTTTAGCATTACATGTTTCGCCACACGGCAATCGCTACGACATCACACAGGTTGTTGGGAGTAGCAAGATTCACGGGAAGTGACCGAATTTGACGGTTGTAACGTCGAAACGAGCGGTGGCTTAGTCGTGCTTACGACAATAGTTTGAAACCGCTCGTAGATAGCTACCAGCTATCCTGATGACTACGGTCACAGGTTATCCTGTTTGGGAAGTGACCGCCCGAACTTGTAAATTTGGTCAAAGAGGTGATTTGTGGACAATTTGAGAGAACTGTTGGCGGACATAGCGAAGTCCGTCGAAAAGGAAGCCTTGACGTTCAAGACTTACGGGACAAAGGGTCGGCAGATGGCGACAACCCGGACGATTAACCTGAATGTGCCAGCAGTGGAAGTACCCGGCACCGATGGGAAAGTGGGTCGAATGCAGGTCACATTTTGCGTGAACTTTCTGGACATCGCGGAGCCGACGGTGTACGCGGAGAGAACGGCTCACGCTGCGGAGAAGGCGATTGACGTTTTGACGCCCGAACTCCGAGCGGAGTTGTTTGCGAAGTACAACAAGTAAGCGGTTTTGGGCGCACAAGGCCGAAACAAGAGCCATCAGTCGTGAGCGTGGTGGCTCTTGCCGCAAGGTAATGCCTTGCCTGATGATGGCCGTTGTTGGTGAGTGCCGATATGACTTTTGAGCAGTCAGTCGGCACTCCGCGATGAAAACTGTGTTGAAAAGCGAAAGTGAGGCGCTATGAAGCCCGGTTGAGGATTGACCAGCGTCATTTGCCGGGATAAGCAAGTGGCGCTGGATGAATTCTCGGCTAAGGAGAATGCCATGCTAAAACGTGGATATAGAGCAGGGTTGCGGAATGGCTGTACATTGCAGGAGTTTCACAATGAACTTGGGCGTAGGAATGTGGATTCGGCCATTAGACATGCAACTTGGGCCGCGAAACAATTGGCGAAACATGCCGGGGCGAACGATTTGAACATGGACAGGTGGATTGACGGGATGCTCAGGCGGAGATATGGAGTTTGCATTGAGTTGATTCCGTTTGCGCGGCAGAAGTTTTACCAATTGACCGCGAGAAGGATTGCGTAAATGAAACCGTGGCTAATAATTGACAAAAATCAATTGCTCCTTTGGGCATATGGAGTCTTTTGTTTCCTATTAGGATTGTGGATAGGGAGCCGATGCCGATGAATATGCGCCGTTTTGTTCCGATGGCAATTTTGTTAGGGATATTCACAATTTTGCTGTTTGTGGGCGCGGCTGCTATGGGAGTGTGGTTTGGAATACAGATTGTGAGATTTATCCTACATCAACAGGGAGTTTTGATATGAACTTTATGACCACAGAAGAATTTGACGACAAAGAAGTTCGCAACAATCGGTGGCGTACATTGAGAGATTTGTACCATGACGTTGTGAGATGGTCAACGAGTTTGACGAATGGGAAGATGAAGTATTTTGTGAGTTTTCCGAAGGAAGTGTTGACAGTTTCACAGTAAATTTACACAAGGAGAATATTTTGAAGAAGATAATTGAAGTAACTGAAGATGTTGGTTGGGACAGTTTACTTGGAGAGCAAGTATTACTCATTTGTTCTGCGTACTTCTACACAGGTAAATTGACGGGCGTAAACGACTCATTTGTTCAGCTAGAAAACCCGAAGATTGTTTATGAAACGGGAGCGTGGTCGAACAAAGACTATGCCGACGCTCAAAAACTCCACTCCGATGTTTGGTTTGTGCAAAGGTCTGCAATTGAATCTTTTGGAAGGTCAAAGTAAAAGATGGCACTCTTTAGGAGTAGGAGTGGGAGTTGGAGTTGGAGGAGGAGTGGGAATGGGAGTTGGAGTGGGAGTTGGAGTTGGAGTAGGAGTGGGAGTGGGAGTAGGAGTTGGAGTGGGAGTAGGAGTTGGAGTGGGAGTAGGAGTGGGAGTTGGAGTTGGAGTAGGAGTGGGAGTGGGAGTAGGAGTTGGAGTAGGAGTGTGTAAGGCGCTGAACGAGACACATTCTTTTTTGTGTGTCTCCTTGAACGTCTTTTTATGTAGCATACGGGAGCTAACATGAGTTCAATCGTCTGGAAAACTTGGCGATGTATGCAATGCTACAAGAATTTGGTGGCTATCACACAGGAAGCCCTGGACGAGCGAATCAAATTGCATGAGACGATTCACTCTTTGCAAAAGATGTATTTGGGAATCCCGGCGACTCAATGCGATGAAGTTCCCATGACGCGAGCAGACCAAGCACAAGGACTGTTGGGGGGAATGGACGGATTGTGGAAGTGTCCCGATTGTAACTGTATTTTAGGGAATCGCTCAAAAGAAGAACTTGCAAAAAGCATTGAGGAACACAAGAAAGAACATTGTCCGCGATTAACCGGGCAAGTGAAAGACTACAACGAGCTTGAATTGACAGATGAGGACCAAAAACTTTTGAAGGGGATGTTGATTTCAATATGATAGGCGACATTTACACACATGAAAAATGGGAAAGTTTCGCTGATTGGTTATTAGATAATTTAAATCCTGATGGACATGATGCCGAAAACGCAACTTCATGTCCGCTCTGCGGCGACGTATGGGGGATTGAGCGTGGTGAGGATTTGTGTTGGTGTCAGTTCTTTAAGCGGGAGCGTATATGATTTGGCTCTATGCAATCATCGGCATTTGCGCGACAATTTTGGGTTTGGTTGTGACTGGAAGATGTGTTTGGAGGATTCATGGTTACTAGAAAAACACACAAAAATCGTTGTAAGGTTTGTGGGCGGTTTGTATATACGCGAGAATATTTTGGATTAGAAGGTGGCGAATACATGGAGTACCACGAATGCGCGGAATTGGACAGATGGATTAAAAAACATCCTAGAGGCAATTTTTTACGGAGAATAAAATGATTAGATTTCCGCGAGCAAATGAGCGCAATCAGGAACTTGGGTGGATTATTGACCCAAAGTATCTGCAAGCTATTCAAAGTTCCTTGTACCTCCAACTTGATGACTTGACTTTGGATGAGATTGAAGCTGTGTTGCTTGCTGTTGAAGAAAAAGAGAACGGAGGCAAGAATGTTCCACTGTCCTCATTTGTGGCTCCATCGCCAGCGGCATCCATTCCGGCTTGAGTATTGGGATTGCTTGATTTGCGGGGATGTCAAGGCGATGTGGGTGGACGCTGTTGAGTTTGAGATTTTGCAGGATATTCGATTGATTAGGCCGAGATTTTGGCGTTTGAAGCTGATTTATTGGGAATTGAGACACAGGTTGGAGGATTGGGTTGATGACATCCAAAATCACGAACCCTACGATAAAGCTCTGTACGTGTAATGCACGGATTGAGACTTCGGTCGTACCTGCAAAGTATTCAGAGACTTTCTTTAAGAAGGAAGAATGTACGCAGTGTCACAGAGTGTCGTATGAGGTCGTTCCTGAAGCGACTCCCATTAGGTATGGACCTGCGCCGGGATTCAATTTGATGATTTGTGAGATGTGCCATGAACCAGTTAGCAAGGTTTCGTATTCACGGGACGGAGTTCGGATGTGCAAGCAGTGTTATGACGAGTTTGGAAAGTGAGGAGTGATGCTAATAGGAGGGAGGTTCATCTAAAAGATGAGTAAGGTTGATTTCAATACGATAGGGGAGTTGAGTCATCAAGCGGAGTGGGTGCGTAGTAGAAGTATTCACCTGCACACTCCCGGAGAAGAATATACTTCCTTCTCAATTGGCTCAGACCCGGAAATCTTCTTGATGAAGGGCGATGAAGTTTTCCCGGCATTTCAGTTCTTGCCATCGAAGAAGGAAGCGAAGGTTCAGGCCAATACGGGATATAGAACAGGTGCTTTCTATCAGCGCACTCCGTTTTGGGATGGGTTTCAGGCAGAGTTTTGCGCTCAACCAAAAGAATGCTTGATGTACTTCACGTTGGGGATGCGAAAGTGTTTGGAAGGCTTGGCAATGCGCGCCGGAGAAAAAGGCGCGAAGTTGACCATGAGAAATGTGCTTAGGATTCCTGACTCCATGTTGTTAAGTGCCGAGCAAGAACATGTTGCGCTTGGGTGTTCTCCGAGTGAGAATATCTACGACGACCACGGAATTCAGGTTGAGAATCCAAGGAAGTTAAAGTATCGGTTTGCTGGTGGACATTTGCATTTTGGAAAATGGTTTCCTGAAAAGCCACCAGAATATGCTAAGATTGTAAACACGCTAGATTCGATTTTGGCTGTTTGGGCGGTTGGAGTTGCCGCGAACATTGATTCTCCTATTCGGAGAAAGTATTATGGGCTAGCGGGGGAATATCGGACGCCAACGTACAAGAAGAGTTCTGAATATGGTAAAGACCTACTCGGAGTGGAGTACAGAGTTTTGTCGAATTATTGGCTGTGCCATCCTGCGATTTGCCATGCGACATGGGAAGTCGCAAGGGCTTGTGTGAAATTGGCGCACACGAAGTATCGGGATTTGTGGGTTGCAGACAAGGATTTAGTTCGAGAGATTGTCAACAATTGCGATGTCAAGCAAGCGCGGAGGTTGCTAGAACTGAACCGGGATATGTTCATTTGGATGGTGCAAAGTTATGCTTTCCCGACAATTATGGTAAGAGAAGCGATTTTTAATTTGGGGATGAATGGCGTGGAAAGCATTGTGAGCGACCCGGAGGATTTGACGAAGAACTGGCTGTTCGGGAATTCCGCACATGATGACTACAATGAAAAGCATTCTCAACTGTCGTGGTATGGATATGTGATGTCGGGATATAAGGGGATTAGCTCATGACACGTTATATTGTTACCTTTCAATCCGGTGGCTTCCATGAAGACGGTTTCAGATTTTTCTTGAAGTATCAAACGGCCATACAGTTTATAAAGTACCTGAGAAAAGAAAAAAGAAATAATTCCAGCATTAGAAATATCCGGCTATGGAGACACATAAAGTGACCGTCACCTGCCCACAATGTCGCGGACACAAGTTTTCATTTGAGGATGTGTGCTCGCTGTGTTCAGGAAAGGGAGAAATTGACCCGAACTCGAAGTGCATTTGCGGGCGTCCGACTACGGAAAAGATTGATGACAAGCCAACTTGTGGACGAGAGAGTTGCGCCGATGAATTAAAACGTGCACAACAGTTCAATCATGTTTCATCATTAGCAGCGAGATGGAACTCGGAGAATTGGGGAGACTATAACTGATGAAGTACATGGCCTGGGTAGGACCGAGCATAATTGACTTTTCTGGAAAACGAACGGTCACTAAATCCTACCCTAACACTGAGCGTGGTCTGTTAAACGCCAGTAAAGCACTATATAAAATGCGAGTGAAGTCACCTGCGGATTGGGAATGGGGAATTTGGGCAGTGATAGACGGTGGATTTATATCGTCGTGTGTGGTATATATGGACCCGGCGCTTTTGGCTAGAATAAAAGGTGAGTGTATAGAACATCTTGCACGACAAAAAGCTTCCCGCGACAGCTAAGAGCTGAAACGCGCTCTGTTGGCGGTTAATGTACAGCGGCTCTTTTTGGGCCGGGGAGGGAACTCCGTCATTGGCCGTCGTGGTCGTTGTTATGGAGACTCCGTTAAGTAAAATCGGTGCGGACTGTCTTGTGAAGATGTGAGTCCAGCCTTCGGGCGGCATTCGGCATGAGATGGGATGATGCCCCGGTTAGATTTTCTTAACTCTCATCATAACGTGGCCAACGGAACAGGAGACAGTTTCTTGATGCTGTAGCGGGAATTTGATTTTTAAGGAGTTAATGATGAGAGAACATTCACATGCAATAAGAGAAGCAGAAACAGGGAATAAGGTGGTTATAACTTTAGTGGGATTTTATGAACATCCTGACCTTGAGTGCGACTTAGGTTACTGGAAATACCTAGTAGAAACCGCATTTCCTTTCTCGAACAGTGGAGAGTTAGTGGTCGTAGCCAGTGGTGTACTGCGGGAAGGATTTCCAAATAAGTTGTGCGATAAGAAGCACGGGAAACACGCTTGGATAAAGCATTTAGTTCAAGGAATTCTACGGAGGTTATGACCCATTGGGGGTGGATTATGAAGGTAAAAGATTTAATTCGAGTTTTAGAAGAGATTGACGGAGAAATTGAGGTTGTAGGAATCGACCATGAATACGGATTCTATTACCCGGTCAGCATTTGTGAGGTCCGAAAGTTCACAAAAGACGATGATTGGATATCTCACGACAATATCCCACAACCGACGAAAGTGGCTTTTTTAGGATGACAGACAAAGAACTTTTCGAGTTTATGTGGGACTTGAAATGGAAGTGGCGAGTGAAGTATATGCTGTTAATTTTCTCTATTCTTGGGTTATTGAGCATTCTGTGTCTTTCAATTTGGGGGTTCATCGCAGCCTGTAAGTTGTAAATTTAAGTTAACCCACCCAGAAAGGGTCGTTAGTTATGCGAATAAAAGCGACAACAATCAGTGGTTCAGAGTACGTCCTTGATTCCGATTCAATGACTTGGGAGCAAGTGACGGTAACGGAGAGGTCGGGCGCGCATCGCTCACGAAAGGGTAATTTGATTTCGTGGCCGGAATTTCAATTGGGAATTTCATTGTATATGTTTGATGATGCGGTTTTGCCAAACCATTCGGCTCATTGTGTTGTGACAAGTAATTTGGTCAAGATTGAGTTGCTGTAGTGCGTTGAACCCGCTAGGACACAAGCAACACTGGTTATCTTGTGTCTCCACGGACTCCGTGCCTCTAAGGTCGCTCCTTAGATATGGGCCTAGCTTCGGAACGACGGAGCGTGAGTAGCCGTTGAAGTGGCGCTCAACGGACAAGACATTCTGTTGAACGACGCCCGTAAGGGTATGCTCTAGTGGAGGGCACGCAAGTGTCTTCGGGAGCTAGCGCGACATGGGGAAAACCCGTCGTTGGACGGTCAAGTACCTGCCTAACTGACACCCTTGGGACGCTAAGGGACCGCGCGAACATAAGTAGTTGGTGGCACCGGGGGTTTCAGTCTTTAGTTGAGAAGAGTGGAACCCCTGAAAAATTTAGTTGTAAAGGGCTGAATACTAATTGCAATGGCTGATGGTGGTGGTCCGCGACCAGCTCCACTACCGATACCGCATGTAATGGTAAGGTAGTGAGTTTCCCGTCTGCGCTCTAGGTGAAAGGCTGCTAGAGAGGCGGTAAAGGATGGGGCGTGGTGGCTATCCTAAAGGATGCCAACGGCTAAACTATGCACACGAAGTCCGAGTGGCCCACGCCTCTCAAAATTTCGAGTGAGGGAAGGAAAGAATGCACCAAGTAGAAGTCCCAAGATGGCGGATATTGGCATCGTGTGTATCACACGGGATAAGGTTGCAGCCGTATCCTAGGCTCGTCTATACCCATACACCACCAGTGATTCCATTGAAGACCCGATTGAATGTGCTTAGGGGAGACTATCACTATGGAAGAAGTGTTCTTCCAGCAAAATACACGGCGAAGCAGTATTTGGTTTTGAGTGATACAAGGATTGAGTTTGACAATTCAGAGTACAGATTTTGGGGTGTAGATGTGGTGAATAACGTCCCCTCCGTTGTGGTTTGTAGGTATTGCGCGTCATCTAGTTTTTCAAAGGCATTTCGAGATGCTCACAATGAGGATACGGGATGTTTTGGGAAGCTAGTCGGAGCATACAATCTCTTGCGTAAGGATATGGTTTGTGTAATTTGCAACATGCGAACAAAAAATACCGAGTGGGGCGTGCCATTGTGCAAGGATGGGGACTGCATTGACAAGTGGTGCCATGAGGATTTTACACCGGAAGCATTGGAAGCGGCACTTCAATTGACAAAGACAATATATGTTACAGGAGACAGTGATGATGGAAGCACGCTCTAAAGTTTGGTGGTATGTGTTAGCATTCGTATTCGGGGTGGTATTCTTTGTGGATGTTGGAGAAGAAGAATGGATCTAAGGGATGAAAAACGACGCCTGTTCTCGGCAGTTGTTGACAATCGCGTAACCGAAAAGAAGTTCTTGGAGTTTGCGATGGCTACGGGAGTAGGAGCGCCAAGGGATATTCTTGAGAAATGGCGTAAGAGATTTTATGCGAACCGAAGCATGAAATTTCCGGTTGTGCCACGATTGGTTAATCGGTTTTGTGTAGGGGCCGACCCAGAGTTTGTGCTTGGCGAACCACTGCGGAATGCTGCGGGCGCTTTAGTTGGATTCCCGCCAGGAACAGCATTACAAGACCGCTATCGTTACATACATGCTCAGAATGTTGGGATGTCCACACTCGACCCACTTGGATGCGATATGAGTGGAAGGCAGGCGGAGTTGAGGGTTTGTCCGAGCCGATTTGTTTTAGAAGTTGTGGCGAGTATTATGGATACGTTGGCTTGGGGGAATGAGTTTTGGAACTTGAGTCGTTTTCATTTACTCGCGCCGGGGTTATTTGCTGATGATGGAATTGGAGGTCACATTCACATTGGCCGAAGACATGGAGCAATTGAGTCTATTATTCCATCATTGGATACGTTGACAGCAATCTTAGAGAAACTTTGTTTGATTGACACATCGGGTTCGCAGAGACGGCGGAGAGTTACGAACTATGGAAAAGCCGGGGATTGGCGAACACAAACACATGGATTTGAGTATCGGACGATGCCCACTTGGTTGCACTCACCGTTATCGGCGTATTTGACATTGGTATTTGCGAAGTTGGCTGTGTTCCATAATTTGGGGAATATTGGGACAAAAGAAACAAACCTCCCGGTCGCCATGAAGAATTTGCTTAGGTCATATGCGAATGATGATGATGATGCAAGAATAGCTTTGGCTGCACTTGAAGTATTGGGATGGCCGCAATACAAAGAGGAAAACTTCTCGAATAACTGGAATTTAGTTCCTTATTCGCACAAGTTCAATCCAACGAGTTTGTACATACCTCCCGTGATTCCACCATCTGAGGATTCGGTGAGGAAGTTGTTTCGATGGTTTACGGGGGCTATCCCGTTCAAGGCGGATTTGCCGGAGCCAACGTGGAAGCCCTTTAGAATGCCAGCGGGGTTCAGTCGAGTGGGTGCAATACCACACTCTTATGGAACGACAGAGACAGCACAGGGAATGGTCGCCTACCAATACACAGCGACGATAAACAACCATGCATCGAGAGGTTGTATCCATGTTATCCATCCGTACAAGATGGCGTTCGACCGCAAGGCGATGATGAAGTACATCAAGGATAACTGTAAGGAAATAAGGCAGTTAAGAACAACCATTGGGTCGAGTACAGATAACATTGAGTTCCACATTCCACAGGATTGTCACCGGAATGGTGAGGTCAAGAAGGACCTTATTCTTGAGATTAGGAGATTGATGGTAAAGAGCGGGTGCCTACCAGTTTGCAAAGCAGAAAATTACGAAAAACTGGTTGGCAAGGATTTTCAATGCAAGGGAGAACCGCCCGAAGTCCAGCCATTAAGTCGGGTGGACACGGTATTTCCCGAAGGAGAAGTCGTACAACTAGCGGACATCGTACAACAACAAGATGAAGGAACTATTAGGGGTGGTACAAATCAGGCTGTTGTAGAAACATCACTGCCGAGAGCAGGAAGCGTAAATGTATTCGTTCCGGGTCTTGGTGGTAGACACTTTGAATCTGTAGAACCATAAAACGAAAGGAAGGGTAGCTATATCTGTGGAATAGGCGGAGTTATCCGCTTTGGTGAAGAACCAATCAAGGAAGAAACCATTGCCATGTTGTTAGTTGGTAATGAACATAGAGGCAATGATGCCAGTGGAGTTGCATTGTCACAGGACGATGGGTCTGTGCAAGTCTGTAAGAGTGATGATGCTCCGTGGAGGTTTGTATCAACCAAAGGATACAAAGACTTCATCGAAGAGAATTTGAAGCCGACGACATGGGGTGCAATTGTCCATGCGCGACTGGCTTCACAAGGCAATCCACGTAAGAATGAGAACAATCATCCGATGTTTTCTGGTGCGTGTGCTGTCATTCACAATGGCGTTATTTCTAATGATGACACGTTGTTCAAGGATTTGAAGCTAAAGCGGTCAGCGGAAACGGACAGCGACATCATCCGAGCCATTATTGATGAACATGGATTCTCGGAGAAAGCGTACAAGAATCTCAACAAAATCTGTGGAAGTGTGGCTGCGGCTGTCTTCCATCCTGAGTTCAAGCATCGTATATTGCTTTTGAGAAGTGGTAGTCCAATGTCTTTGGCTAGCACAGAGAATATGTTTGTGTTCGCCAGTGAGCAGGACACGATTTACAAAGCGATGAAGCCGTTTGTTGAGAGATTTGGGCAGCATTTCCAAGTCAAGCGGCCTGATTTAGCTTTCTCGCCAATGGCAAATGACACTTTGACTGTCGTTGGAAGATTGGACAACGGAGACTTCATTAACTACCATCGAGAGTTCAAGGCGTTGAAGTGGTCTTATACAGAGCCAAATCGTCGAACGTATGAGGACTATTCTTCAAGGCAATCAAGATTTGATTCGACACACAAAGACAACAAGAAGGATGATACGAAGGAAAAGGACAAGGACAACAGCAACAAGAAATTGGTTGTTTGTCCGAAGTGCGGGAAGGAGTGGGTGATTCCAAAGAATGCGAATGCTTATGAGTATACTTGCCCAACGGAAAAGAACAAGGGCGGTTGTGGTAATCATTTGATGGAAAAGCGTTCATTGGTTCAGTAAGGAGGAAGATGTCAATAATTCGGATTAAGAGGGGAAAGGGGTGTAGACCGACGGCAAACTTTCTTCGAGAATTACTTCTTGAAAGAGACTTTGCCGTTGTGTCCAATGCTTCTGAGACGTATGATGCCACGGTGTGTTGGGGCGCTCCTTCAACTACGAGTAGAAAGACCTTAAACGCAAGTGCGACGCTTGTGGATAAGCGAGATGCGTTAGTGAAGTTTCAAGCAGAACACATTTTAGCTCCCGTTCCATTTCATATGGATTGTTACACGGATGAAATGACTTTGTTTCCCATTCTTGCTCGAAAGCGAACGCATCGTGGTGGGACCGATATTGTTTTGTGCAATAATCGCAATGATGCTGAACGATGTCTCCGCAGGGGTTGGGATTATTATGTACAGAAGTTCGATTTTCGAGACGAGTATCGTGTGTGGACTTACCGTGGAAAGACGCTGGCAATGTATAAGAAAGTTTTGGCCTATCCTGAGCAGTGGGATGGACTCAGGCGCAATCACGATTTTGGCTGGCGGTTTGAATATATGCCACCAGAAACTCATTTGAAGAGTTGTGCGGAGATTGCATGTCGAGCAACAAATTGCTTGACCTTGGACTTCGGAGCAGTGGATATTGGAATGTTAGCCAACAACCACCCCGTGGTTCTGGAAGTAAACTCTGCGCCGGGTGTGAGCGCAACAACTTCGGTGGGGTTACGAAAGTTAGCGAATCGAATCAAGACTTGGGTTGAAAATAGATGTCCGGCGTATGATTATGGAGGATAAATGTCCACCAAACTCAGAATCATTATAGTTCGTCCAGATGGGGCTATTAAGTGGGGTGGCGATGCCATTCAATACATGTTCTTGAATTATGCTCGTCATTTGTCTAAGACTCCCTTGCCCGCTGAGTGGGATAAATGGACGAAAAAGGAACGACTTCTCTACTTGATGCGATTCATGCCTCCGAGTCACAAGTTAGTTTTGTTGAGAGAGCCGAAGTGGACGCGGAAGAGGCTGTCGAAGTATAAGCAATTGATTGCAGGAGATGGAAGTCTCGGAAGATTGATTCCACAAACTAGGAGAGTAGCACGACAAAGTAGGCGAATTCCCTCTCCTAACTTCCGGCCTTCTACTATAGGACCAGACTCTAGCGTCTACGCATCGGCCATTGAATATTTAGCGCGAGTGGACGAACCCGGTCCCCACGTGCGCGCCGCCCAAACACTTCCGACACCCAATATGGGCCAATTAAATTGGGGGTTTATGTCCGGCCCAAGAGAATATGATAATCCACCAAGGGACTTCTAAACGAAAGGAGCTATACACTGAATCTCAATTTATCTTCATTTATAGGGAAGTTGGCAATTATATATTGGCGCGACTCAGCATTTGAGGGCGGTTGGAGACATGATAAAAATGCAATTACTCCATTGCCTTTGATTAAGTCTGTGGGGTATGTGACGCATGTGGATAGTGTAATGGTGGAAGTTGCAGGGACAATGAATGAGAATGGGGGTACATTGAATCCACTTGCAATTCCAATTGGGAGTGTAATGAAAGTGAAGGAGTTAAATGAAGATTGACAACAGTAGAGCGAACAAATTCCGAACATGCCCTCCACTTTATTTTGAGTCGTATGTTCGCAATGGTGGCCTTGAACCCAAGCGAGTAGAGACTGAAGGATATTCTCCAATTGAGTTAGGCGCAAGAGGACATGAGTTGTTGGAAGAGTGGTATAAGGGAACTTCACTCTATCCGCCGAGTCCGAATGACGCACTTGAACGTGAGGCACAGTGGATTGTGCAGTTGTATAAGGTTAAGTATCCCAAAGAAGAGTTTCAAATCATGGATATTGAACGGGTATTTGAAATTCCTTTGCCAAATTCCACACATATCTACACAGGAAAAATTGACTTAGTTGGGTTCAATGCAAAAGAAGACTTTACCAATTTTATCATCGACCACAAATTCCAGTCCCGCGCCGCCAAGACCAATCATCCTATGAAGTGGGCGGCAAGGGACCAAGCCTCTCTCTATTTGTGGGCCGCAGAACAAATTTATGGCGTGAAGCCGTCTAATTTCTTCGTGAACATTCTTGTCCGTCCGAGTGAAAAGGGATTGGTTCCCCCAACATTCCCTGAACGGCAGAAGCTAGAGCGCACACAGGAACAGATTGACACGGCTGTGAGAGACATCACATTCATCGCTGACCAGATTGAAGCGATGGAAGATAGGTGGCCGAAGGGCGATTGGCCGTCAAACCGTGAAGAATGTTATACTTGGGGGCCGTGTGACTTCTATCAGCCGCATACTTACGGATGGTCGAACGAAATTTTGGAGAATAAATTCCAGAAAAGAAAGGAGTATCTCAAGGCTCTTTAGCGCCGCAGCAGCACCATATAATATAATAATGTTGCGCCGCAAAAATTTTTGGAGGCTTAGGATAGATATGCTTACTCGAATTGAAGATTGGCTCTTTTGGAGGTTGTGGCTGCGATGGAAAGCGAGACAAAGTGTCGCCATACTTGCGGCCATGCAGGAGTGGCTTGGATTGGACATTCAGATTGCAAGAATAGAAGAGAAGTTAGGGGTCTAGGGACCCTTTGGGGGTGGTATGTATTGTCGTTTAGGAGAGAAAAATTTGTGGTGTCCCGATTGTAAAAAGGATAGATGGGCGGTCTTGAAGTTCAACAGAGGCGACCCTGTTTGGATTTGTGATGTGTGCCGGACAATGTTGAAGTACCAAAGGGAAATGGAGGAGAAGAGTGATAATCAAAAACGCAGCAAGATGTAAGAAGTGCGGGGATGTGATTGAAAGCACATTCCGCCATGATTGGGTATCGTGCAAGTGTGGAGCGATATTCGTGGATGGGGGGCATGCTTACCTCCACTATGGATTTGATAAGATTGAAAACTTTGAGGATTTATCGGTTGTGAAAAAGGACAAGAAAGATGAAGGTTAGTGATTTTATTAAAATCTTGAAGAAGCTTCCTCAAGACTTACAGGTGGCTTGCAGGGACGATGATGGCCGGACGTTCTATGAGTGTGACGCCCATGAATACACATTGCAACAGCATCAACTGTGGGAGTCACTTGAACATGAAAGACCCCACAGAATTGTATGGATTCTATGAGAATAATAGCTTACTGTAAGGAATGTAAAAAAGAAAGAAGTTGTATTCTCAAGTGGAACAACGGGATGCCTGTGTGGATTTGCATTATATGTCGGAGTTTCGTAAGGTATGCCAAATAACGACAGCAAAGAACCCTGCGACCCTGATAAGCACGATTGTTGGGAGCGGTATTGTCCGGTTTGCGGGGAGAAGATGTATAAACATGACCCACCGGATTATCCGGTGAAGTGCAAGTGTGGATGGGTTTGGAAATAAGGAGGCTAATTGTTCTTCACACACAAAACATTCTCTTACGCTAAGAGCACCGGAAGATGTGTCGCATATCTAATCGGAGCAGCCTTAGCGCCGGGGATAGTGGCAGTTATATTTGTGGTTCTATTGATTGCGGAGATTCTTGGGTTTGTGGAAGAGTCTTTCGCGTAGGAGAGAAATGAAAATCTATGTAATCGTAGAATACAAGGGTTACGACCCAGAATTAGTGGAAGAGATAGTGGCACTCTCCAAAAAACTCCACGGCATTGATGTCGGCTATGGTTATTGCTTTAAAGAGGATGTGGGTGAGATTGAGTTTGAGTTCACAAGTAACCGTATGGCTTTCACATTCCGAGACAAAGTTAGGTCGGAGAGGGTTAAAGCCACACTAAGATAGGGGAGAAATGAAGATAACAACAAAGTGGTTGAAACGACGAATAGATATTGCACGCACAGAATCCTATGCTAGTGGTCGTGAAGCAGGGATTCGACTTGGAATTGAAGAAGGCAAGAAACAGGAGCGTGAATCACAAGCTGGACGAATCCTAGAGGCTCGCACACGTTTGCTCGACGCCATTGCTAGGTACAGACGCAGCGGCACATGGTCTGATGTCTTTCGACCACAATCTCTAGCCACCCGTAACGGGTCCTTAGAACAGGAGGATTATGTAAATGACCATGAATCAAGTTATTCCGTTTAAGATGATAGAAGAGGAGGATGCCACTGTGTTTCAAACTGAAGGTGAGAAACTTCGTAACTCATTGGAAATGGACGACTTACAGTTGTCCATCTTGTGCCAGACGTTCAAGCTTCCGTTCAATATTGACACGGTGATAGAAAATGGGAAGTATAATTTCATCTATCACTTCCCGTATCAGACGTTGGTGGAGTTGGTTGAGCGCACAAAATGATACCCATTAACGACCTTAAATATGTGATGCCCTTTGGGAAGTACAAAGGTAAAACCATTTCATTTGTGTTGCGCGAGAACGCAAGTTACCTGTTATGGGCGCATGAGAATGTTACTTCTTTTAAGCTATCCGTCCGTCTACGGAGTTTAGCGCAGAAGAAGAAAGACCAGCAAGATATTGAGTATGAAGCAGAAATGGCTTATGGATACGGTGAGGACGACCATTGGGAGGATGCTTTTTCTTTTTCTCCTGATGACGATGAATGGGGAGACAGGTTTTGACCAAAGCCGACCTAGTAGTTGAACTCTGCAAACGCTGTGAACTCTCCCTGTTCGACGCGCGGGAAGTGGTGGATTTGACATTTGCATATATAAAGGATATGTTGCGCGCCGGAGAGCGGGTGATGATTCCCCACTTCGGGATTTTTCACATCGTTGAAAAGAGGGCATGGACGAAGCATCTTTCAGATGGGAGAACGATTGACTTGCCTGCAACGCGGATAGTTAAGTTTAAGGCTGGCAAAGGGTTAAAGGCCAAGATACAATGAACACTTATTTTATCGCCGACACTCATTTCAATCACGGTAATATCGCCACCTATTGCCAAAGACCCGAAGACTTCACATGGAGAATTGTAAGGAACTGTAAGCAGATATTAAAGCCAGAGGATGTGACCATTCATCTTGGCGACGTTTTTATTGGCAACAAACAGGATTGGTTCCACATCCGCGAAAACCTTCCGGGTCGCTGGATTCTCGTTCGTGGCAACCACGATAGAAAACATTCCTGTGCTTGGTGGATGGAACATGGGTTTGACTTTGCGTGCGATGGAATGCGATTCCGTAACTGTTGGTTAACTCACGAACCTGATACCTCTCGCGCCAGTGGGTGCGATTTGAATATTCACGGGCATCTTCACAATATCTGGCATGGATTTAATCCCCATGACCCTATGGCTCCTGAATTAGGTCCTAGCTCAAAAGATACCAAAAGATTAAAAAATGATTGGCAGCGGTTGTTTGCAATTGAATACACAAATTATATGCCCGTAGAATTTGATAAATTTGTTTCCCACCCCGATAAGTATTTTGCGCGGGGAATAAAGTAGTAGAAAGGCAATCATAGATGTCATATGCAATGCAGATTTTTCCAGAAGATTTGTCGGAGCAATTTCCAGACCTAGACGAAGCGGGTTTGCTTGATAAAGCAATGGAGTTGTACCGAGCCGAGCCGTCTGCTTCTAATTACGAAACTCTTGGGCAGTATCTTCTCACGTTTACTCACCGCTATACTCGCGCCAATGTAGAAAAGGGATTTTTTCCGTGGCGAGACTTCAATCAGGACCTTGCTCAAGATTCAATGCTTAAAGTGTTGGAAGGCTTAAACACTTGGGACTCCGCACGCCCGGAACCCTTTAACAAGTGGGTAATCACAATCATCAATAACACTGTCCGCAACGCCTATGACCACCAAAACTACGAAAGTGAGGCGTTAGTCCCTCTCGACTTAATCAAGCATGACCAGCCCTCTGATGCCATTTCAAGAGCACTTCCCGAAAAATTGAAAGCTGTCTTGGCGTCTCTATCCCTTGAAGACCAACGACTGTTCCGATTGATGTGGGAAGGATTTTCATTGAAGGAAGCGTCTGACCAGTTGGGGATTAAGCTATCCGCTGCGAAGATGCGATGGAGTCGATTAGTTCCTAAGATGCGTCAGTTCCGCGAAGTGGTCTATACAGTTGACGGCGAGCGGGTGTTGGAAATGAAGCGAGAGAAGGATGGGACCTATAAGTGTAACATTGGGGGCAAGACTGTATTTGCTACGCCGGATTATCTGGTTATCAAAGAAATCCCACTACCATAAGTGCTTTGTTTTCTGTGTGACCAAATTTCCGCACTTTCTGAAAAGGTTAAGTTGCTTGCTATCAGACACTTAAAATGTGACTTTTTGGCTGTCTCAACTGTGCTTCTATATAGAAGCGCTTGTTGCTTCTAATCGAAAGTGGCACAATTAGGCCAATTGAGGTCAACTGTGAGTCCACTAAAGAGGGTGTCGCTGCTCTGACCGTCGGCTATGCAATACGGCACCCTCATATGTACCCGTTAAATCGGGCCTGTTTGAAACTACGCCCCGTAGGAAAATGCGCTTCAGAGCGCGTCCTTACGGGGCGGCTGCTAACCCACTGAAAAGAAAGGGTTTACCTTGAGTAGATATGCGCCGGATAGATTGTGTCTCAGACCAAGGTATCTTAATGAAATCAAAGCACTTACAGAAGAGTTCTTCGTCAACCTAATGGAGTCACCGGAAGAAACCGCGCAGAGGGATAAAGCCTATGACGAATGGGTGCGGTCCACCTTCCCCAAATCAAACGGAGGCACATGAGTTTAGTAATCAAGCACTCTAGGGACTTGATTCAACCGGATAATCTAAAGTTGAAGATTTTGATATTTGGATTCCCCGGTAGCGGTAAGACTTCTTTTATGGGTTCAGCGCCGAATCTTGGCGCGGGGGTATGTGAGACAGGACATGGAAAGGGATTGCTAAGTGTCGCGGCGAAAGAGTTTGATTACGTAGATTTAGAGTCCTATTCGGACTTCGATGCTTTCTGTAGTGGCTCTGTGTTCAAGGATAAAGACTCGATAGGGTTGGATTCCTTGAGTGACATGGAAAAGACTTTCATTAAAGATAAGGCGCTTTCCATGCCGCGAGCTAGGGGGGAATCACAAAAGCGTTCTCTTGGAGTGCCAGAGTTAGATGATTACGGCACAATGGCAGAGTTAACTAGGAAGCTCTTGCGTAAGCTGCTTGACCAAGACAAGCACGTTATCACCACAGCAACCTTGCGTGTTGATAAACCCGATTCAGAGAGTATGCAGACCGAGACTCTTGTTGGGCCTGATTTGCCGGGACAGATGTTTCTTGGTTCAACCGCGATGTTTGATATTGTACTCTGCACTCGAACACGCCAAGTTCTGCGTGACCCCAAAGACGCAAAGAGTAGATACACACAATATTTCTATCTAACCAACAATCCCGGCAATGGAATCATTGCCAAGAATCGTTTGAATCTTGAAGATAATGTCAGCTTCCTTCCACCTGAAGTCATTGTAGACTATCGTACAGGTGAAGGCACGTTCCCGTGGATTCTCGCAAGGGCGCAAGCTGCTTATCAAAAGTGGTTGGATGAACATAAAGTTTAGTGAGTTTGAGAGAGAAGCTGGCCGGATAAGCCTGAGCAACGTCCTGACCCTGACGACTCAGCGGGTGGCGTCCCTGGATAGGGATGACGGCACTTGAAGGCTTCTCTCTCAATTTGTTTTTGGAGGATAGATGAAACATCCAATTCTTGCTATTATACTGTTAGTAGCTTTTATTTATGGACTTTATAGATATTACAAATGGGGATTAAAAGAAACAAGATGGCTTATTGAAAATTTTCCCCGTCGTTAGATAGTTCCTTTTCAGCGGGTAAGTGAACCAGTGTCACGCGTGGCTCATAACCATGAAAGCTAGTGTGCAACTCCTAGACCCGCAACCAGTTCCGTCCGCAGTAAATCAATCCATATGGAGGTACTAGATGGGCTTCGTAGATGTCAAAGTGTCGGACATTGTTCTTGAGAAACCAGCACCAGTTCCCATTGGTGACTATGTTTTTCAACTACAACCCGGCGCAGAGTATCGCACTAACCCAAACACCAACATCGAAGAGTTGAATGTGAGATTCGATGTTGTTGAGGGCGACTTCGCGGGTAGGCCAGTGTTTGTGAATTACCCTGACCCAACTGCCACAACGAAGGAAGGTAAGTCTTTGAAGTGGAGCGGTCAGGCGCTCAAGAAACTAGAGGTTGCTCTTGGGACCGATTCCCTTCCGGGTGAAGACCCCAAGACTTATCTCAACCGTGTGGCGTCTAGCGCATGTGCTCGCATTCGAGCATCTATGTTGGACAACACATATGTCAAGAATGGGCAAACGGTTAGTAACACGCACTTTGGGATTTTTACCGTCTCCCCTTCAGCGTAATTTCCCGTGCGTTAACAATGGGGAGTAGGCAACTACTCCCCTAGTTTTTCTTTATGGAGACTGTACTGTGATTGTCAAACGAAGTGATGGATACCACGTTGTCGCAGAGTCGAAGGATAAAAGTGGACAACACAAAAATCTTGGCGGACCCTTCAAAACCAGAGAAGCCGCCGCAAAACGACTCCGAATTGTTGAATATTTCAAACACAAAAAGGGTTCCTAATTTCTGCGTCGTCAAACACGGTGGCTGGTGTTTCGATTGCCACAAGAAAGTCCGCAAGGTCTTTATAGACGAAAGCGGTTGGAAGATGTGCAAGAGTTGTGCGAAGAAGAGAGGGATTGATGTGCATAGCTGACCCAACTCAAATCAGTCGTTTTGATGTTGACTATGAAAAAGAACTCTTTCTACTGAAAGAAAACGGAAGGATGGTTCCTATTGTTGTCACAGCAGATGACAACGGGATGAAGTTTGGTTGCAAGTTTATCAGCCCCAAGGCCATGAAAGAAATTTGTAAGATATGGCTAAATCGTAATGGCATGTATCCATCTCTTCAATGAAAGTTCGTGAATGTAGTGGTTGCCAAGGCTGCCCACTAGCTAGGCTGTTTCCAGAAAGAAATTACATCCACCCAAAGACGGGTCCTAGCCTCCGTCTAGCTGTGGCCGAAGCTGGTGGCGCTGAAGAAGAACTCTTGGATGAACCATTGGTGGGTTCGTGTGGAAAGACCATGAACTCATTGTGGAGAAAGGGAGGGGTGTCAAGGGATGAAATCACAATCACAAATACCATTTGCTGTAGACCTCCCGATAACATCTATCCCACTGACCCCGCCGCGCGTCGCTATATATCCGAAGAAGAAGGCCGAGAAACAGTCAGCCATTGCTATGCAAAATATCTTAAACCACTTCTTGAGTCACGCCAGTGGGAACGAATTGATGCAATTGGAGAAAAAGCTCTCCGAGTTCTCACAGGTAAGACTGAGGGCATTTTTAAATGGAGAGGCTCCCCTCTTCCACTCATAGGACAAACTAAGCCAGTTGTCATGCCCATGCTGCATCCGTCCTACTTGCAGCGCGACCAGAGCATGATTCCAGCAACAATCTCGGATATTCAGAAGGGTGTGACTGTTCCACCGCAAGACTATAACTTGCAGCCAACAGTGGAGGAACTTGAGAACTTCCATGCGAAAACGCTTATATTCGACATTGAGACAAATCGGTTTAGCAATCAAATTACTATGGTGGGGATTACCGATAGTCCATACCGAGCGATTGTCGTACCGTTTAGGGGCATCTATATTTCTCAACTCCGCAGGATATTTGAAGAAGCCGAAGAAGTAGTCGGTCAGAACATCATCGGGTTTGACTTAGACCATCTTGCTGAAGCTGGTATCAAAGTAAAGTCTGACGCACAGATTTGGGATATCATGTTGATGCACCACCTTGTTCAGCCTGATTCCCCGCATGACCTTGAGTTCATTGCTTCTATCTTCACTCAGATGGTTGCTTGGAAGCATTTGAATGTTGTGGATATGGCATATTACAATGCCTGTGACGTAGATGCTACATGCCAAATTTATGAGCAGCTTCGTCCTCTGATGGAGTTTTTTCGGCTCACAGACTTGTACAAGTACTGCCAAGTTCCCCTAGCCAAGATTTGCAAGAAGATGCAAGAGACTGGCATCAAGGTTGATGCGTCTAGGCTCGGTCGGGTCCGTGAGAAATTCATTGCAGAGCTAAAGGAACTGGAAGCCACTCTTCCACCGGAGTTACAACCCTATGACAAACCAATTCGTAAGCGAGAGCGAGCGCCAGAAGGAACACTCGGCAAGAGTGGTAAACCTATTAAGTTCATCCACGTCCCGTCAATTGAGGGAGTTGTCCCTTGGCAATCGCCGAAGGTTATTGAGCGTTATCTATATGAAACCCTTCATCTTCCTAAACAGCTACATCGTAAGACAAAGCATTTAACTACAGATAAGACCGCTTTGGAGCGGTTGTATAGGCAGACTGGCAACAAGACTATTGATACACTTCGCAAGCTTCGTTCCTTGGAGGAATTGATTGGGACGTTCTTGCAGGATGGTGATGAAAGTGAGCAAGTTGCCGCAGGAAGAATACATACAAATTTCTTGGTACACGGTACCAACACAGGGAGGCTCGCTTCTTCCGGTCCTAACCTTCAAAACATTCCCACAAAGGCTAGGTATATATACGTCCCGTCTCACACTGATTGGTGTTATATTGAGGCTGACTTTTCAAGCCTTGAGAACCGTTTGGCGGCGTGGTATGCGAATGACGATGAACGTCTTTCACGTTTAGCGAATCCCGATTTCAATGAGCACAAATGGCTCTGTTCCAAAATCTACAACATCCCCGAAGGCGAAGTAGACAAGAGTTCTTGGCAATATAAGCGAGCCAAGAACACCAATCACGGCGCTGATGGTGCGATGGGTTGGAAAAAGCTTTCGGATACATATGATATTCCGGCCAAAGAAGCTAAAGACCTTCTAGTTCTTTGGCGAACTATCAATTGCAAGTCGGCAGATTGGCAAGAGGCTGCTGGTAACGCAGCGGCCAGAGAAGGCGTCCTAACCAATGTGTTTGGCCGCAAACGGTGGTTCTGGTCACATTCTGCATACACTGAGGGTATCAGATTCTTCCCGCAATCCACTGGTGCGGATATTTGTTTTCGGGCGATGATTGCTTTGTATTATGAAAGAGTTGGTTGGCCTGAAGAACTGGCAAGAAAGGTTGCGCCAATACTTGCGCCGTTGCCACATCCGGCTAGATTAGTTTTGCAAGTTCACGACTCCTTGCTTGTTGAGTGTCCATTGGCTTTAGTAGATGAAGTTGCGCTGTGTATGAACAAAGCTATGAGTCAGCCGTGGCCTGAGTTGGCTGGATACTCCATTCCTGCTGCATTTAAGGTGGGAGCGCCCGGAGATAGTTGGGGTGAGCTAAAGGATTATAATTTTGGGGGTAAAAATGAAAATTAGTTTTGAGCCGGGAGATGGCTCGTTTGAGATTATTCTAGAGGGAAATGAAAAACTTCCTGCTGCTTGGAATGCAAAGGGAGTGATAGTTCTTCGTAAAGTATCGCCACATAATTATGAATGTGTAAAAACTTATAGCGAAATTTTAAATGGAGGCAATAATAATGTCAGTTAAGGTTGGCGATGTCGCCGTGATGAAGACGAGTGGGGATAAGGTTTTTGTGCTGAAGGAATTTCCTGAAACTGGAATGGTGAATGTGCGGATTCCACTTGTGTCCAGCGAAGGTTCAAATGAATACACTGTGATTGGTGTGCTGCCAGAAGAACTCTGTACAGTCGAAGAATACTTCAATGCCATCGCTGAAGAAATGTTTATGAAGTCTGTCATTCAGAAGAAGCTGCTTGATAGAGCCAAGGAATTAGATACCGAGGAAGCTATTACGGCTGCGGAACCTGCCTCTACGAATAATATTGTTCCTTTCAAAAATTAAGTGAGGCTCAATGCCCGAAGCTGAACCCGCGTATCCTATAACCAGCTTCAATGAATTTGAAGTAGCGTATTCACACTACATCGAAGAAGAACAGCTTGAAGATGGCATCAAGCCTGTTATCTCTTGTGCTAGTTTGTTCCGTCGTCCCAAGCCACCAATTCTATCCTATGTTCCCGGCTTCATCTATGCAGGCGCATTGAATCTAATTGCGGGAGAACCCAAGGCAGGGAAGTCTACGTTGGCATGGTATCTCACCAATTCGATTTCTCTTGGGACAAGATTTCTTGGCGACGAAGTCAGGAAGACAAATGTCTTGTATGTTACTGAGCAGAATGAAGTTAGCTTCAGACAAGAGGCAGAGAGTATTCCTAATTTCACAACCAATGAGAATCTTTATATGCTCTTTCCTGAGTATGCTCCCACGGTGGATTGGAGAACAAGCATAGCATATTGGGGCGACAAACTTCTGCACACGCGGAGCAGTGTGCTTGTGATTGATACATTCTCTTCATTCGCATCACTTCCACCGGGTGGAGAGAATGATAGCGCATGTATAGCAGAGCGACTGATGGCATTGAAGCATTTGTTTTTGGGTAAGCCGAATCTAGCAATTGTTCTCGTCCATCATATCCGCAAGCCAGTGGAAGACCCGAAGAATCCTCGCTTCAAAGATTTTGCGGATTTAAGGGACGCCAGAGGTTCATCGGCAATCGTTGGTGGTGTAGACCATTGCTTGATGCTTTCTAAACATCAGCGTAACGACAATGCCCGTAACATTCACGTTGAAGGAAGATTCGTGAAGGAACAAAGGTTTTCTATTGTTCTGACAGATAATGGCTATCAAGATTTAAACGCAAGGGAGGGTGGAGGGTTTCATGGGCCTAGCGGCTAACACAGAGAGGGTAGCGGAGTTCTTTAAGAAGTTTGGAGTATATGTTGTCGAGCAAGAGCCTATAGCGGAGGGTTTGAATGAGTTATTTAACCGCGCATTTGAAGATGGTTACGAGCTAGGATATAGCAAAGGTTTCACAGAAGCGACTGAACATTTTGAACCCACCACTAATTAGGAGATTAGATGCCCGATAAGATTAAGCGCGTCATTGATGTGCACGATACTCACTACCCTCTCTGGCATAAACCAACTTGGGGTTGCATCTTTGATTTCGTGAAACAAAACCCGCCCGATGAATTTATCCTTGGTGGCGACCAATTGCATCTGGATTGCATCTCCCACCATACAGAGGGTCTTCCGCTCTACCGAACTCGTCGCAGTTACATGAGTGACATTGAAGGTTTTGACCGAGACATACTAACTCCACTAGAGAGATTACTACCACGACACTGCAAGAAGGTTTGGATTATTGGAAATCACGAACGGTTTGAGCAAGACTTCCTTGAGAGGCATCCTGAACTTGAAGATGTGTGCAATCATATTAGATTGCTGAGATTGATTGAACGTGGTTGGGAAATTATTCCTCTTGGTCATGCATATAAACTTGGAAAGCTTAATATAGTTCACGGAGAGATTCTAAGTGGAATCGGAAATCAATGCGGAGTTTTTCCTGCTAAAAAGGCTGTTGAACTCTATGCAGGGAATGTCCTTGCCGGACACACTCATTCCCCGCAAACCTTTACAAAAGTATCGCCTGTTCAGACTACCAACAAATGGCAAGCTTATATCGCTCCCACAGCGGGTGCGGTTAATCCTACTTACCTAAGAAATCGTCCCACAGCTTGGTTAAATGGATTTGTTACCATAGATATCTTCAGCAACGGGCAGTTCAACCTTTTCCCTATCATCGTGTATGATGGAAGATGTTCGTATGGAGGAAAGCAATACGGGAGGTAGTAATGAGTGATAGTGCGTGGATTGAAACTTTCACTGGCAAGAAGTTTCATATTCTTGACCCACAGCCAGAAGAAATTTGTATCCGAGATATTGCTCATGCTTTATCCAATCAGTGTAGGTGGACGGGGCATGTTAGACAATTTTATAGTGTAGCGGAACACTCAGTTAATGTAAGCTACTTATCTGGTAAAACTCCCATTGAAAAATTGTCAGGCTTGATGCACGACGCGAGCGAGGCTTATCTTTCAGATTTAGCTCGTCCTGTTAAACACTGCACACCTATCGGTAATCCATATTTTGATGTTGAGAACAGGATTATGATAGCAATAGCCAATAAATTGCATTTCTATTGGCCTCCAACACAGCAAATAAAGGATGCGGATAACATTCTTCTCTATGCAGAAAAGGCGGCGTTAATGACTGGCCTTTCTTGGAAAGAGAACGAAAAAGATTGGGAAGCTGAACCCATAAAAGTACCGGACACCGTTCGTCTCCAATTCTATATTCCCTTCGAGGCAGAACAAAGATTCCTAGAACGCTTTAGAACCATAACGGAAAATTAAATGAGATTCCTATATATAGGAGTCCCAATTGTGGCTTTGGTTCTCGGTAGTTATAGCGCAATCATAGAATTTAAGGAGTATATACTAAAATATGTCCTCCCAAGAGGGTAAGAAGTTTGACGGTGAGAAACCTGCGTTGTATTTTAATCCACCTGAGATTCAGTATGGAATGGCCCGTGCGTTCATGCACGGAGCGAAGAAGTATGGCAGTTGGAATTGGATGGGTGGGATAACCACAACAAGACTGGCTGCCGCACTCATGCGGCATTTACTACAATGGATGTGGGAACAGACACCGGACTCTGATTCTGGACTTGACCATCTTGACCATGCAGCAGCATCATTGGCAATGCTCATGGATACGGTAAAACGCAGACCAGACCTTGACGATAGACCGCCAATAAAAAAGCCGCCCATACCGGGCGGTATACAGGAGACGAATGATGTGGAAAGTGTTATCAATAGTTATATTATTCCTAACGCTGGCGTCGCCAACACTACCGACCCGGAGAACTCAAGACCCTTTGGTGGGTGGGAGATTATCGGGGACGGTAAGTCAGTCACTCTCAGATTCTCCCGTCACGCCCGTGGAAAGACCTTCCCTGAAGCTTACGGCGAGTTGGTACGGCGAAGAATATCGGGGTAGGACTATGGCGGACGGAAGGAAGTTCAATCCTGACAAGCCGCTCATAGCCTCACGCACGCTCCCATTCGGAACAAAGCTGAAGCTACTGAACCCCGCCAATAACCGCATGGTAGTCGGAGTCGTAGAAGACCGGGGGCCGTATATCAAGGGGCGGGATTTGGATGTCAGCGAAAGTATCGCTAGAAGTCTCGGCTTTCGAGAGAAAGGCGTCACGAAGCTGGTCGTGATTCTTCCTGATAATCTCGGACCAAAGGCTTTCTTTGATAACTACGCTAAATGTTTTAAGACGCATCAAAGGCAAACCCATCGCAGCACAAGCCTTGCGAAGGTCTTTGCCAATCCGCCGAATGTGCCAGCTACTATGATTCTCAGCAATACCTATACACCATAAAATCCATTCGCGGGTTTCATCATTTTCACACTCTGCCAATAGCCGCTTTAGGTCAAAAAGACTAAGGCGGTTTTTTCCTTTTGGTTTGGCATAGGGGCGATAGACACAGGGGTTCCAAGACTTCATGCCGTGGTCTAGGCACCACTCCCAAAACTTCGAGACTTCACGGATTTCCTTGTTGAGTTTTTCTGAGTCCATGCCTTCGCTCAAGCGCCATTGTTTGTAGTCAACCACATCAGAAATGGTGAACTCTTCGAGGCCAGCCGTTCGCGGGAAGTAAGAAAAGAAGTGTTCTATCTGTATGCACACGTTATGCCATACCTCACGGCGCTTGAGTTTCAAGAGCCATGCGGTGTAACGACCGAGCCAGGTTCGAGAAGGGTAAAGACAGCGTTTCATATACCACCAGTAATGGGTCCTGTGTTAAGGAGAAAACATGAATTGGGGAAAGACATTCGCTTGGGTAATTGCCATCCTATCGTTCTGTGCTGCTATAGGTTTCGCTTACCAGAAGAATTGGAGGATGGCAGCTTACTGGTTATTCGCCGGAGGAATAGGCGTCACGTTCGCGTGGTAGATTAAGGCCTAGTCGAACCAACCGTAGACTCGCGTCCCGGTAGACTATTGCCCGACTGAGCATTCATCATATCATCGAACGTGCGGAAGATAAGTAGCTTCATATCACGCAAGTTCTCAAGTTGCTTCGTGCGAGTCTGGTCGTCAATGTCGCGGTTGTTTTGAACATAGTTCTCGTAGGACTTCAACTTCGCCAAGCGTTCCTCAGCCTTAGAAGCCAGTTGACCCTTGAACACATCTTGTTGATGTGCCATTAAGAATTGCATGGCTTGGTCAGGGTCTTGCTTCTTTAGCATTTCCATCGTGGAATAAGCCTGACGGAATGGCTCAGTCTGAGTGTAGAACTTATTGGTCTTAGACATTATGTCTTGGTCATACTGAGTTCCGCGCAGTATGTCTTGCTTGTTTGGCAAGTTACCTTGCATTCGTGGGAACTGGTCTTGTACCATTGGGTTCACCGCACGCTCAATATATCCCGCCGCTGGACCAAGCATTCCTTGAGCGGTGTGTTCGACACGTTCCGGGGATATGTTCATCGCTCTACCAGCAACCATAGCCGCCGGAGACACTCCCCGTTTTCCATAGCCTTGATAGTCTTCTACTAGTTTAGGATTGGAGACTATAGGTTGTGGCCTGCCATCTGCACCAATCTTTTGTCCGAATCCTTCCTCAATTGGGGTACGAATTAGTGGGACAGTTTGGCCCCACAAAGCCGCTCCCGTCTTCTGTCCAATTTCACCCACTGTCCGCATAGGACTTGTCATTGCGTTTTCATCGAAGCGCGGATTAGCCGGAATGAATCTAGACGCAGCATTGAGGAACAACTGCCGAACAGAACGGTCATCTGCATTCGTTTTCATCGTCTGGTCAAGCTGATGGTAAATTGCATCTTCCATCAGGTTGAAAAGAATACGAACGTAGTCTGGCTTCGGTATTAGAAGTTTGTTTGGTCTTCCATTTGTGTCAACTCCGCCAGTCAAGCACACCCAATACTTTTCCTTTTCGGTGTTGGGAATTCGCGCCCACAGTGAGCGCCCACTATCATCTTTCTGTTGAATGTTGTGATTAGCAATAGCCATCGTCGCCAGTCCAACAGCCATTCCAGCCATCGCCAAGCGACCAGCATACTTAGGCTCTGAAGCCAAAGCCAATGTGCTGCGTATGTGCGCCCAATCCGCTCGCAAGAACGTAGTAGCCGCCGGGAGCCATCCATCTGCTTTGCCCATTTGGGCGTAGTCAGGAAGTGGTCCATAGTGTTGTGTTTGGAAGGCAGCTTGTTCGGCGCTATATCCAGCTTGACGCAAACGCATGTAATGATTAAGTTGAAGGGTTTGAGTTGCATAATCTGAAAGCGCACGAAGAGTCATAGCCATCTTTTTGGGACTTGTGAAAGCTTGACCCTTATAAAGCAAATCTTTTAGGCTTAAATCATCTTCAGGGTACAACAATCCCATAACAGAATTTCGCAAGAACCCTGTTTTTGCCGCTTCCTGCCATTCAAGGTCATGTGACCAAGTTCTCACAACGGCATCTTTAAATGCTTTAGCAATCAATACAGGATTAACAGGGCCTTCGGCTGTGAGTAAAGCACGGCCCGCAACTACCGGAAGTTGACGAGTAGCCACCCAAGTTGGATTATAAACTGTAGCGCCGGATTTAAATATACCAGTTAACGCACGATTTACCATACCGAGTACGGTCTTGGCTTGGGAGAGTGAAGTTGTATCGAGAGAATCCGCAAGCCAGCTTGGAACAGAATAACGTTGTAGGACTCCATTCTGATAAGAGCCAACAACCTTCTCACCGCGCACAGCCTTGTAATCCGCATTAACAGGGTGAAAGTCTTCTTTCATCAACGGATTCTTTTGGGCCGCGTCTAGGAAAGTATTAAGAGTTTTATTGCGATAGAACTCTCGAATGACTTCAGCATGTTGCTGTGCAGAAGCCGTCCACGGGTCTATGTTGATTAATTCAGACCCTTCCATATTCCTGACAACCTTCTGCTCACGGAGCCACAGTGGAGAAGTCTTGCCAAAGAAAGTTCCACTATTCTCTGAGAGTTCAGAAAGTATACGCTGCATAGGAATATACTTATCGCCACGGGCTGCGAATTTCTCATAAAGAGCCTGTGGAATAACTGCGTTCTTACCCTTATTCTGAGTATCAGCAATTAGGTCCAGCATCTTGCGGTTCTCGGCATAGACCCGATTGGCTAGGTCATTAACCTGTGACCACTTCTCAGGACCCAGACCTTGCTGCAATTGGAAGCGTTCTTGCTTCAAGGCGTCTTCAGTCATACCGCCGGGAGCGGCCTTGCCAGAAGATACCTTCTCCGCAATGTCCTTCATCTTACTTGTGGCATCTTTGATGCTATCTTGAATCTTGAGTTGTTCGCGGAAGTCACTAGCTAGGTCAAGAGACTTAGTGAGGCTTTCAACTTGTCCCTTCAAGTCATCAAAGTGTTCGCGGAGAACTTGATGGGCTAGTAAGCCACCATCTAAGTTCAAGAGGGCAGTAACTTGATTGTGCAAGCCAGCAGAGAGCGCATCATTCTCAATGGAACGATACATTTGGCGAGACACAGATACAGAACCACGAATGCCGGACACCGCAGTTCGCAGGGTGGCATAGAGTCCAACATCTCCACCCTTACGAATAGCTAGACCTTCTTCATCCCATGACATTGTGAGTTGCTGTAGGGGATTAGGACGGTCAGTAACCTTAGCAAATGGGTCAAGCATCTGCCAGAAGCGACCGGGAATCTGCGCCCAACGAATGCTCTTGCTGCGCTCAACAGCGGACAAATCCTTTTGCTGAGTCAGGAGTTGAGACTTCATTCGCGGAGTTATTCCATCGTCACTCTGACCTTTTCCATTAAACCATTCTTCGGGAGTCAGACCCGATGCTCGCACAACATCCTTGGTCATATTCATCGAATGACGAATGGCATCTAGACTCAAGAGATTGGGGTCAGCAGAATAAAGATTCTGGCTATTAGCCTTTTTAATGAGGTCATCAAGCGGTTTCTTCTCATCGCCCTTCTTGAGTTCTTCATAGAGAGGGTCGCCCATCGCGGAACGACGCTGTGCATCAGTAGACTCATTTCGCAAGGCTTCACGATATGCGCGCTGGAACGACGGCTTCAGTTGGTCCCAACCTTCATCCACCCAAATACTCCGCACACGACCGCCACGATTGGGGTCAGCAAATTCAATCTGGACGTTGTGGCCGTGCATCTTATTATTCCAAATGTCATTTTCAATAGTGGATAGAATGTCGGCTGACGGGGTTCCACATTGATAGACACACGGAATACTCTTACGAATCATGCCATTCTTAAACATCGCATCAAGAGTTTCTTCATAGCCAAGATGCGAGAGTTCTGGATAAAAAACATGCGCAGCGCTGTCGTGCATCAAAGAAGACTTGTCTAATGAAACGGCATGACCGTCTTTAGTCAACCATCCCCTATAAGGTGTCTTGGCATAGTCTGTTTTAAAGACAGTCATATCCATTTCACCTGCACGCTTCGCCCTTGCAGATAAACCTTCACCAGTAAAATCCTTGGGCTTCAACCCAAAGTTCTTCTTCTCTTCGACCAACTCGTCAGGTAAGGCTTGTCCCGTAGCATTACGACGGTCTAATGCCCCCTTCGCCAAATCTGAAACCTTTTGATAATACTTCGCTGTCTGCCCAAGTTCATAGGCGCGCTCTTGCAATTCCTCTGGCGTAGGAATTTTATTCATCTTGCGGCCCATGTATTCTTCAGCCATCTTAATTGTTACAGTTTCAAGCGGACCCGGTTGGCGCAAGTTTCCTTGAGCATCCCGCGCTGGCATAGTCTCAGTACGACCATATTGACGCTGAGTAGGATATCGTCCACTGACATTCTCAATAGCATCCAGACGACCTGTTAGGTCTTTGAACTTATTGATTGAGGATTCAATTCGGTCAGAGACTTCCGAAACCTTTTCTTGATTCCCGGTTGTATCCGCAAAGTCCTTAGCAACCACTAAATCCTTTTGAAGTTGACCCAACTCGGCTAAAGAATTCTGCAAAGAGATTTTGGTCTTCTCACGCAGGGTCATCAAAGCTGAGATGTTCTGTGGGGCCTTCTCCCCATCAAAAGGCTCAAAAGAATCCCACGACTGTCGCGGCAGAAACCCGCGTGACTCAGAGATAATAGAACGCACACCCGGACCTACATTGGTGAATTCCGCCACCAACCCACGTTCGCCAGCCTCAGACACAATCCCCGTATGAACAGGACCACCCGGACGAAGTAAGTCCTTGAGCATGTCCGTAACCGACTCTTCCCCACCAGCAATGGGTCGTTTCGTCTCAAGTGCAACGTCTTGAGTGACATGGGAAGAGATTTGATGTGCTAGGTCTGCAAAGGATTTGGCCTTCGCACGCAGACCATCCACAAGTGCAGGAAGGTCCCGCGTGTACATACCATCAAAGTTTTGCTTTACTGCACGAACGAATTTATCTGCAAGAGGGCCATATGACACAGCGCCAGTCACAGGGTCTTTAGAATAAGACTTCAAATTTCGGTAGGCTTCGGCTTGCTCAGGCGTCGAAGCATTTTTGAGATTAATGTCGTTATCCACCATCTTCTTGATAGCAGACGCGACATTACCAGACACATCAGAAGTAGGGTAAGCACTTGGTCGGTCTTCTTCCTTGACTTCATCTGCAAATGCGGGGGTTAATTCACCACGGGGAACATTAGCAGCTTCATTAACCTCATGTGTTTTGCGATACATACGGTCAAAGAACGCATCACTTCCCGCAAACTTATCCATATCAAGGGGATTTTTGAAGATGGCATTTCCTTGAGCGTCCTCACCAACGCGAGTCCCGACCCCTCGACCATCAAAACGTGAGCGCCAATCGTGGTAGGTATCAGATAGAAACTTAGAAACTTTCTGAAACACACCATTCATTTCGGGTGTAGGAGATTCTCCATAGACTAACCAACGGTCGTGAGCACGGGCAAAGGCTTCTTCTTGATTGACATTCCACTTATGATTTTGAGAGGGGTCTATGTTAAAGACCTTCTCAGCGTGATTTAATTCATCGGGTGTTAAATCTCGCCGAAGTACATGACCAAACTCATGCCATATAGTAGAAAAATCAGGATTAGCATTTTGAAAGGCTGTAATAAGTGCAGAGTGTTCTTGCATGTTAAATCGAATCTGCGCTCTACGAGTTGCGATTTCGTGCTCAGGTTCGACATTAACTTGAAACTTCCACTGGTTTAACCAACCATCCAAAGACATATCGTGCATCTCAGCGCGACGCTGCATGAAACGCATGAACATATTGGATTGGTCGTCAGTGGCGTGCCAGATGTTCTTGAGGTCAATGCGCCATTGGTCTGATGGAGAAAGACCGAGTTGTTGACCGACAATCGGCTCAGGCGTAGCTTCACGCATCGTTGCTTGGTTGCCAGCTAATGTAGCTTGAACTGGTTGTCCTAAACGCTGCGGAATACGAGTATCTTCAATTTCTGGTTTGGGAATACGAGCGAGGGCTGTGGTCTTGACATCACCAGCCGCTTCAGTTGCACTCGAACGGACATCAATTGGTTCTGATGGACCTTGAATGGCAGGCTCAGGGGCCACAGAAGTTTTGGAAAATGGAAACTCACGTTGACGAATGTCAACATTTACACCAGATTCTTTAAAGCCACCGCCCGTACGAATTGTGCCTAAATCAACAGAGGGAGTTTCTTGTAATGGTCTTCCACGAAATTCATCAAAAGGAGTTCGGGCAAGTTCGGCGCGAGCACCACGGATAAGTTCGGGAACAGTAAATAGAGCCGCAGTTTCACCGATAGCTCCTGCTACATCGCCCTTACCTGCTGTTTCACCAGCACTTGCCGCAATAGGACCGAAGATTGGAATTCCCGCAGCAGCACTATAGGCCATTGACTCCGATGTGCGACCTTGCTCGGCTCTCTGCTTGGCAACTTCCGCCATTTGCGCTTGAGGGTCATATCCCAAACGCTTTGCCATTAAACCAACAGGACTGCCACCACTAGAAGCTTGAACAACAGCTTCTTCTGGTGTCTGTGCTGGCATAGCACCAGCTTCAATTGCTTGAACAGGAAACTGCGCTAAACCAATAACACCCCGCATGAATCCTTCAGGCAATCGTTCAATTGCCGAAGAACCTGACGGGGGTGTATAGTAATCTTTCGCAGTTTGAAAAACTTGGTCTACAGAATGAACAGCCTTCTCCCCAATAGACATACGGGGAGGAAGCGGCGTAGCCGGACGGTCAAAGAACCTAGATGCAATGCCTTCTTCGGGGGCAATACTGTGGGGGGTTCCAAGGTCGGAGAGAGTATAGCTTTGCTCTGGACCCTTTTGAGGTGGGCCTAATGTCTCACCTGATTGTAGAAGGTGTGAACCATCAGTGGAACCAAGAGTCTCTCCTTCTTGAAGGAGATGGGAGTTATTTGGCTGGCCGAATGTCTCTCCCGGCTTCAGCGGAATAGCATCACCGTTTGGCATGTGAGTCCAGTCTTATTGAGTTAAGTCAACACGAACATTATTGCGAAGGAAAGCTACTGGTTTAGAGTTTTTGTAGATAATTTGATTGGTTGGGATGTCAGAAGGAACTTGGCCTTGTTTGGCAGCGGTCCAGTCTTGGTGGGTGATGCCCTTACCAGCCGCACCGCTGGTTTGATACTTAGTAACATCGGCCATCTTGTCTTCTAGGCTAGAGTTCCAAGTCTTCTGTGCTTTTTGGAAATCACCTTGAAGGTCTTTACCCTTATAGCCCGTGCTCATGGCCCAATCCATCGGATTATTAGGCGGTTTCTGAGCCTTCCATTGTTCAAGAGCAGTTTGCTTGGCCTCAGACACAAGAGAATTTTCTTGAACTGTTGGCTCCTTGGCTGAAGCTTCAGCACCAGCTTTACCGCCTGCCATTTGCGTCAGAACACCAATTGCTCTCTTGGCTTGGTCTTGCATATCCGGGTCCACTGTTCCGGGTTTGGCTCCTGCAATTAACGCCAATTGAGTTTGAGTCATATTAGCAAGGGGTCCGCCACCGCCACGGGGCGGAACAAAGGTTCCCGGTCCTGCGCCTGCTACTGGATACGCACCTGCTTCGGGATTGGCGGGATTATAGGTCCAGAGACGACCGTCTGCACCAGTCCATTCTTTTTGTCCTCGGTGAGCAGCAAGTTCTTGGGCAGCTAAGGCTTTAGAATTAGCAAGGTCTGTGGCGGCTCCGGCCATATAGTCGCCGTGCATCCCATAATATCGACCCATCTGGCCTTGCTGATACATTCGAGTCAAGAGTTCTTGAGGACCAAGTTGGGTAGTCAACATCTGGTACGGGAACATGGCTTGACGAAGCTGTTGCTCACGCCCAAACTGCTTAGCACCAAGCACACCACCAGCAACATTAGAGATATTTTCACCGACTGTCATACCCGGCTTAATCATAGAAGCCGCAAGTAGGAAATTAGAAATACCTCCTGCCACTCTTGGATGGGCAGCTTGAAAGGCACCATTTCCAAAGATAGGGTCAGTTGGAAACGCTTTTTGAGCCATTGCTTGATAGGGCGCAATCATGGATTGCATTTGTTGTGGCGTGACCATCCCACCCATAGTGGGGAATCCGCCACCTTGAGGCGCAGCCGGAGTTCGCGTCATATTTGGTTGTGCAACAGGACCCGTTTGACGGCCTTCCATTTCTGGCAATGGAGCAAGACCTCTTACCAAAGAATCCGAGTACGGTTGCATATGAGGGGCCAAGGCCGGATTAGAAATGTCCGCAGCATAAGGCCTACCCATCGCCATGAAAGGGTTGGCACTGTCAACATAGGGTGAGCCAGTAATACCTAGACCCATGCCAGAGAGATTGTAGTTAGGATTGATTCCGTCGCCTTGCGCCATTGTGATTTCCTTTATTGTCCGTAATACTGGTCGGTATAAGAGGGATTCATTCCATATGAAGAGGGATAGGAACCCATACCACCGCCCAACAAGAAGGGGCTACTTCCACCAAAGTTGTAGTTGTTGACAGAATTGCCATAAGGATTCATGTAAGGACTAGACATATCAAGGGGCTGTATTTGAGAGTCCAATTGCCCTGAATTGATTGCGTCTTGTGAGGCCTGCTGGCTTCCTTGCATTGCTCCCGATTGGAGGCTCTTGAATGCCCCGGCTGCGGCACCACCAGCGCCCGGAATCATGCCCAGACCCATAGACAATGCAGCACCTATAAGCGGTCCTGCCCATGTACCAGCACCAGTCATTGTCTCAGTCTGTGTGCCACCTGTCTGTAATGGACGGTAGGCTGACATACCACCCAATAGAGAGTTACGGGAATTCAACGCCCCCATTTGGAGAGTATCAGACATTTGACCGCCCAACCGCATACCCGCAAATTGATTGTCGCGGTTCTGCGCTCCAAGCAACGCCGGAGAAGGTGGAACAGCCATTTGACGGTCCATGCTAGTTTGTGCGCGGTTAGCGCCAGCCGATAGAGCACCTAATCCCGTGCGTCCTGTATTCGACATAGCATTGAAAGTCGCGGACCCAAAAGGATTTTGGACGCCCTGCGTGAACACGGGAGAGGCTGCGCCTTGTAGGGTATGAGCTGTTCCCAAACCTGCAAATGTTCCAGTAGTAGATGTTACCTTTTTTGTGGACATTGTTTTCTCTTAAACGTAACTTCCAGGTCCGCCCATTTCCGTTGTCTGAGTCGAACCAGTTTGCATCGGAGAATAGAACATACCAGCCATAGCATTTTGCGTGGCGTAAGACTGACCTTGATTCAATAACATATTCTGTAATCCCGCACGCTGCGTGTTCGCCACACCCGCCTGTTGACGAAGACGTTTCGCAAACAACGGTGAAGAGGAAGACACACCGCTCAAAGTCATTTGGTCAGTCAATTGTGGAACACCTGCGCCTTCCGCGGCCCCACGTTGACCCTGAGCAAGTTGCTGTTGATAGCCTGTACCCGCGAGAGGATTGCTTATGTTAGACAAATATGCACCAGTCAAGGGCGCTTGAAATGTCTGGTACTGGTCCATCATCTGTTGGTCATACGTGTTTGTGTTTTGGGTTTTCTGCTTAGTGGACATCGTATTCCCTTAAAAAAGTTTTCGTTTGAATCGAAATTCCGGGGCGACGCTTAACTGTTCACAGCCCCAATGCTTAATGTTCTTTTGCCATTCTTCTTCTGAACACAATACATTAAAGTAATAGGAAATGGCTCCCTTGGCCGTTAGAAAGGTTTCGATATCTCTAACGAAGATAGCCTTCATCTTCGTATTCCATTCCGGCGGAAATAATACCGGGTCCACTTCAATTGCCGTGCGAATGACTGCAAATGCTGTTGAGCTATTCATATCCAATGCCACGACTACGCAAGTGGGGTCTAGGTCACTGGTTTCTTTGAACTTCTCAATTTCCTCAGGTGTAGCTGCCCTCAACCGTTTTATCATAACCTCTCCTATATGAAAAATTTTGAAACAACCACTAATCCCTTATGTACAACGGGTGGAACAAACAATAACGCAAAAGTGTGAATTTTCGACCACATTGCTTGTTTCTCAAGTTGGTCTTCTAGGACGGTGACACGTCCCTTTGGTCCGGCTAGAGCAAGAATCTCGCCGTGAACACTACTGATATCAGACCGGACATCGCCAAACTTCGATTCCATTGTACCTTTGAGATTTCCTATTTCAATTAAAATTCTCTCGCCATCATCGGTCATTCTATTTTCCTTAAAAGTATCTAGCTAAACTGGGATTAGTTGTAAAAGTATTCGCAGGATTTACACCCGGATTCCATAAAAAGGCAAAGAAATCTAAAAGTAGAACTCTGTCATTAATGGGAGAGGATTCACTATCATTTCCCCAACAAGCATAAGGATGTACGGCGGGATAGTACGAAAAAGTGGTATTGCTTTGCGAGGCAGACCCATCAGTATTAGATGCCCATGTTAGAGTATACGGACTATATCGAGCATTAGTTCTAGTCAATGAGGATGTACCATTCCAACCATTTACATAAATCTGCGTACCAGGTCCGGCCATGACGGAGTTTGGTGGACTCGCGCCATTCATTAGTACAGAAACTAGTCCATTGGTATTACCATAATTGCTTCCTCCTACCCATGTTTGAGAGGGAATGTTCATAGGTTGCCAACCTGTGTCTTCTCCGGCATTACTCAATAGGCGCATTTGAACTTGTCCCATAGTGAGACAACGCATCGAAAATCTATAGGGAACTTGTTCTCTTGGAGAGAATGGGGTATTGTAAACATTCCCCTGAGTATTTTGGCGTCCGCTTGTTATGGAATTTTGAACGACAGCTTCAAAGTGAAAAGTTGAATCCGCTATGGTAGGAGCCGTATTATCTCGGTCATATCGTAATCCAACGAAGATAGGAGGACGACCAAATGTATTAGAGGGCGCAAACCCCGGCCACGCGGACAGCCCTAAATAGAAGCTGGTATTTGCTAGCGTTGGAAATGGACTCGCAGCGGAATCATACATTTGATAACGCTGTAGACCAAAAATCCATGTTATTTCCCAAGAAGGATAGTCGAACATTGGAATTAAGGGCGCAGCCTCCGTATTACCTGAAGTTGCGGATTGATAGACTGACCCCGGAATTATGTATATATTTTGATTTGTGGTGGAGTTTGTTATCATGTATAACACTCCAAACATATTTGGAATGCCACCCCAACCTGTTCCTTGATAGGCTAGACCACCTTGGCCGCCTTGAAACCAGTTCATCTCACCAAAAAAGTTATATGCAGTAGACCCCGGACCATAAATAGTTGTGCCTGCACCACCGATGAATTCATCACGAATATAAACGTATGCCGGGTCAATGACATGTTCAGAATCACCATGAACTATACCATCACCAAATTGTGATTGTCTTAGGGAATTCGGAGAGGAACCACCAATTACAGTAGTAGTTCCACGGATGGAATTCAATTTACTTTCAATTCCATCCGCCCAAGCATTTAGAATTTTAGTATCATTAAAGTTGCGTAGTTTTAGTGGCATTAGAATCGGTGCGATGGTTCAATTTCAATTCCATAGTAACCAAGCAGAACATCGGTCAAAGAACTTCCTGTCGTAGAAGTGGAAGTCCAATTCATTTTATACCAACGGTCAGTCGTTGGATAACCAGCCAAAAAGGTCTTATAATCACCGAACTGATTTTGAATGAGTGCTGCACCAGAGAGAACGACATTAGGCGTTGCAAATGTGCTAGAATCTGATGCGCCCATGATGCTAATAAGCGTTCCCGCTACAGTGGTCGTTGTTTCTATTTCATTGAGAACTTTACGAAGGTTAGAATCTCCCAAGTCTAGCCAACTGGTTTGAATCGTGCTCGTAATGCCCGTTGGAGAAAGAATTATGGTATCTGTCGCGCGGTCCATAACTTTTGTCTTGTCGAACACCCTGAAGATACCATTAGCATCTACAAACACCCCGCGTGGCATCCCACTAAGATTCATATAATACAAGGCACATAAAAGATTATCTGCGAGTTGCCAAGTATACCATTGTTTAGAGTGCAAATCGAAAACTAGAAGCGTATTTGGGGTAGTTGCGGAACCTGTAGGGATAGCAAGGACATAAAGATTGTATGGTCCATCGGCCAAAAACATAGCCCAACTGGTTTGGTCATAGGGTTTATTGATAGAGTTTAATGTACTTTGAACTTCTACTCCTACATCATTATAAGTATTGAAATCGCTAAGGAGAACGCGATAATCGGGAGTCAGCCACATGGTTCCTAGAGGAGAACCTTCTAAGAATACTGTTTGCCAAACATCTTGATTAAGAATCCCCGCCTCATTAAACACAACATTAGGTCCAGTGAAGTTAGAGGGGTCTGTTCCTGTCACTCGTCGAATTTGTCGAGAAGTTCCAATGTAAAGAGTTTGTCCGTCACTGTATAATCCCTTACCTATTTCTGAATCCTCGGAGATATCAAGTGCGTCTTGTGGGTCCCAATCTTCTTCATAGCGTCCGGCTATGATTCCTGATGGGGTGGTTAGTTCAGCGATGCTCTTAGAAAAGTACAATAGTGGGCCGTCAATCATCCACAAACGTCCAAGATGTTTAATGATGTAACTTCCATTTGGAGGAAGTCCATTGTCTTTCACGCCAAATTCATTTCCTGAATCGTCGGTAAAGAAATATATGTCGCTCAAAAGCAACTGTGCTTCTGGTGTGCCATCTTGATATATTGTTGTACCATTGGAAACATCAGCCACAAAATATAATATTGATGGGTCGCCACCATCAGCCGTAGCTAAGATAATAACATCTGTCACTTGTGGGTCGGGAGATACGGGAATATTGGTAAGGGGAAACGCCCCACCATTAACGGGTCCTGTACTCACACTCAACGGCGAAAGGTCACTATAATTTCCGGTAATGGAACTGTAAAAGACAGTGAAGTATTGACGACCTGTATTTAGTGTAATAGGTCCATTACCCGTTGTTTCACCAAGAATTTTTATGGTATAGACTTTTTGATACATGTCATCATGGCTATCCAAAAAGGCCATGACTTGAACTTGCGTGAGGTCTTGACCATTGGGAAGCGACACAGCATCCCATTGCTTTGCACGGAGAGCCATGTTATAAATTTGAGTCCACGAAGTTCCGCCATCCAATGAGTACCAAAGACCCGCGCTTCTCGCGGTTGAAGTATACCCATCTGTTCCGTTTGTGGGAACTTCAGAAAGAATTTGCAGGGTTAGATTATTGAACTTATTAGGATTTGTAAAACTCCAAACACATCCCCAATAGTTATGTGTGTGTTGCCCCACGGCATAGGAAAAAGTCGTATCACTTCCGTCAAATACGTTACCGGGATTGGTATAGGCTGCGGTGACGGATGAATCGGTCGCAAAGTTATATCCCTGATTGGTGCCACCCTCATAACTCCCCACATGAGCATAAGCGCCCCAACCATTCAAGAGAGTGGTGGGATTTATCGCATTGTCTGTCACTAGGGTAGCAGCAGCGGACTCAGTAATTCCGCCGCTATTAACCACAGTAACGGTTGAAGTAGGCCCTGAACCAGTAGCACTTACAACAGGGAAGTTTCCATTATTGCCAGCATTGGTGAACCCGCTTATTTGAACGATTGTTCCAGCGGAAAGATTCTGTAAATTGGTGCCCGTGTATGTAGTATTTCCTCCGACAGCATTAGCCGCCGCAGAAAGGGTATACACTACTGCTCCACCACCAGTAGCAATACCGACGGTTAAAGCCGAAGGCGGGGCAGCAATTCCCCAATTGGAAACGGCGCTACCACCAACTAAAGTCCATTTATAATTATCCGCTGATATTCCGTCTAGGAAATATTCATAATCCCGTGAACAAACTGCACGGGGTGGACGGGCATTTAAAGAAGGCGTAAAAATGTTCTGTGCTACACCTGCACCATCAAAGTATATAACATCATTGGATGTGGAAAGTACACCGGATTGGTCGCTTGCTGTAGCGATAATAGTACACTTGTCCAAAGTTTGACTTTGATAGTAGTAAAGATGTTCAGCGTATAAAGTTGTAGGCAACGAGAAAATTGGCATTAGAGTGAATCGTCCGTAGGACTAGCTCCTGAATCAAGCTTCGGTTGAAAAATTCGATATCCCCATCGCCGCAAAAAAACGCCTGTGATAGTGGGCATTACATTAAGACAAATTTCAAAACGGTCTTGATTTTGTGCGGGAGGCAAATCAAAATTACATACACCCGCTGCGATAAACCGATTTCGGCTATAGCGATAGAGAACATTGGGTTCTTTACGCAGTGGTAATATGATTGCTTCCATTTAGAAACTCGCAGGCCAAATACCAAGCACTTGACTATTGACATAAGTCGCAGCGTCGGCACGAATATAATCGGTATCAGGAAATTGATTCTTGTCCCAAACCATTTGAGTCATACCAGCGGTGAATGTTTGAAAGGAAGCCATTGAGTCTTGGTCTTTACCAAGGAACTTCCAAACGAGAGCATTGACGCCGTGGACTAGGATATCCAAATAGTTATCGGGAATTTGAAGAGTATCAGTGGTAGCTTGCAATGTCAGTCGCGCTTTATAATAGCGAAACTGCATCACATACCCGCCCAAGGGTTGCAGCGTGCTAGTAGTGGGAACAGAAGGACCTGTCGTGATTAAACCTGAAGTCGGCTCAGTCCAATTAGTTCCCACAGCAATTGGAGCCAGATTTTGAAGTGTTTCAGTTCCCTCAGTTAAACTAATGTACACATTGTATTTATTATATAGAACCCCATCAGACGATTTATTGAAGTACATCGTCGGCGTAACAACTGTGATTAAATTGCTTGCCGGGATGATTAGTTCCGCAGAGATGTCGCTTCCCTGACTTTCTCCACCATTCGAGTCCACAAACGTAATCCGAACGTAATAGGTCCTAGAAGCTAAAGCACCCCCTGTCGCATACGTCAAATATGGCGTACTTGGAAAGGGGGCAAAGGGATTAGAATTGTCGGGAGCGGGATATATGTGAACTAGATTGACATTGTTAATGTCTTGCCAAAATTGTGCGGGAATTCCTTGACGGGACTGACCAGAACGATAGTTAACACTCCCTCCTAGTGGTTGTAAGTCCATCGCCTTCATGGTATTGTTATTTGAGAGGTCACGGAAGGAGTTCTTCTCAACGCGGTCTAGGTCCGTGAGATGTAAACCTGTATCCACAACTCCTACAGGGAGGGAAAGAGTAGGTCCGCACCAATAGTCAGTCTGACCTTTCACTGTCATAAAATATTGAGGATTTGACCGAAGGAAAGGCCACCGAGAGTATCGAAGCATCTGCTGATGAACGCGATTTGTGTAGTCAATAAGAATAGTCTGTCCGGGCGCAGACGTAGCTGAAAGCTGTAATCGAGTATCTTGAGAAACTCGTCCTAGAACATCAGCAACAGTGGAATAAGTATAAGGCATCTAGTTATCCAATTTTCTGTGCAAAATAGTCTTCTTTAACTGAATGAGCCGTAACTAATCCCCCCAAACCGAGAATCAAAGTTACTAGGTTTCCATCTAACCTATGAAACCAAGACATCACAATTCCAGTGGAAAATGCGGCCAGAATAAAGGTTGTATGACGGCCCTGAAAGAAAGTTGTTACCTTTTGGAACATCTTAGCCTCACAAAGACTTCGTAAAGTAAACCTTGAAAGTCTCAACAATAAACCCACCAAAAATCATGTACTTAATATTCTTTTTGCGATTGTCGGCCTTGAGTTTGGTAATTTGGTCGCCCAAAGCTTTCTTCTCGACTACACAGGTAGTGTTGTCAGAAGTATGAGCCGTCTTCTCAGAATCAAGCTGTTTATCAGCATCAGCCGTAGCTTTAGCCTGAGCCGTATTCGCATCCGTAAGTTGCTGGTTCTGTTTCTCCAAGCTAGAAACTTGAATGAGAGCAACTACAGACTTTTGAGCCAGCGGAAGTGGGATTTGAAAATTTCCTGCTGTATCAATAGATGGTGTAGGTTCTTGTGCTAACTGCCCCCACTCTGTAGCGAGCGCAGGTGGAGCAAGAGTAGGAACTGATGCAACTTGTTTTGCGGTGGCCGCTTTAAGTGCTTGAGTCGCGGAGATAAGAGCGGCAGCAGTTTGTTCCTGCTGGACTTTATCTGTGGCGATGACAGCTTGAAGCTGGACATTTTGCTGTTGAAGTTGGGCATTCACTTGCTCCTGCTGCTTGGCTTGAATAGCCGAAAGAGCAGCTTGAGCGTCGGCGCTATCAGCACGCTTGCTATCATAAAGATATACACCACCAATCAAAGCTACGCATAGCATACCCACCAAAACTAAATGTGAAACACCAAACGTCCAAACTTTCTTTATATCAGATTCTAAAGTCATTACCGCTCCTATGACCCTTTACGGGTGGGAGATTATTGCTATGACATTCAATTGATGGTCAGATGATTTCCCCATTTCAATTCGTGCTTCGGGTGGGAGTATGATGCAGCCTTTGGACGCAAATCCGGCGTCATTCTTACCATCACCATGAATTAGAAATCCAGCCGCGCTACGACCCTTGAGGTCAGTTGCAGGGTCGGGGGTAAGGCGTAGAACATTTGGACAACCTACTTCTAGGTCCATGAATAGATTGCCAAATGTCCACAAGCCTTCGGGGATGGGACCTTCACCAACAACATTCTCTGCATCGGGATTGTTCTTGTCCTGCGATAATCCGCCCCATCCCCCGCTGTACCCAATGGCTAAGAGCGAGCCATCAGGTCTGTACATCGAACCCGTAGTTATTTCATAGGTCCACATTGTTAGCTATTGTACTTCTGCATCTGTTGTCCGCCGTAGTTCCTTGCCATAATTCCCATAGCATGAACGTCCTGCGTCGGCTGGAAAATACGAAGGTCTGCGGCTTGACGAATTAAGAGCAAACGTCGAATCTCTACGGCCAATGCTGGTGTCACCTTATGCTTACCCGGTCCAAACTTCTCAAGATTGACGGAAACGCCGTCGAACGGCTTTCCAAAAATATCCTTCTCAGGAACTTCAACGAACTCAAACTCTGGTTCTTTCACTTCAACTGCTTTGCTGTTGTCAGCGGCCATCTTAGTATCCTTTATCCTTTGTGGGATTTTTTAGGAATGGGGAAGGCTTTGTAACCTTCCCCACGCCTTACTGCGTGTCACTGCTAATTCAATTACGCGTTCCTGGTTGACTGACCTGCCGCAACCACGGCGAAAATCCAGTTCTGGTTCGTGATGATTGACTTGAACGCGAACTTGTAGCCAATCTTACGATTCTGTTGCAAAACGTCCGTCTGTCCGCCAGGAGCCGCAGCGTACACGCGAAGGTTCTGCAAGTCGCTAATCTGATAGGCGTTCTTTGCAATTGCGAAAGAATAGAACACCTTGTTAGCATAGCCAGCCCCACCAAGTCCGGCGGTCACAGCCGCAAAACCCGGAGCGTTTGACTTGACAATACGCCACCCACTGAGTTCCTGAACTTCGCCGCGCCAAATTCTTTCGGGCTTGCCGAATTGGTTGGACGCCTTGAAATCCGGGTCAGTAAGCATCGTAGCATTAACCTGTGGAGGCACGACGAACACGTAGTCCCCATCATCAAATGGGCGTGCGCCGTTATCCATCAAGTTAGCATGGACAGCAACAAGGTCAGTATAACCAACCTTATCACTGGCGGTTAGAGTTGCGAGAGTCTTGTTATTGGGATAGTACACATTCGACGCACCCGACAAGACGTTGAAAATAAGAATATCATACGTTTCAGCGGCGTGCAAACCGAGCACATACAGCGCTCGACCCACAACGTCGTGCTTGGAAGTCAGTTCTGCAAGGTCAGACAAGCGCAGAAGAATGCCGTACTGCTCTGCGACAGCCTGATATTGTGACATCTGCAAACCCAGAGCGTCCGGTGACACACCTTCAGTCAACTGCGTTGGAGAAGTCGTGGTTGCCAACTTTTCCATACGGTTGAACTGAATCATCTTGGAACTATTGGAAGGAATTGGGTCCTTGTCGCCAAACTGGTCAAGAATGGTAATCAGAACCGCAACTTCCAGCAACTTTGCTGAGAAGTAAGTCTGTTGGTCACTCGCTAGTGAACCAGCCCCACCGGGAACTCCGGTCGTGCCAGTAATAACAGTGACAACATCATCGCCAAGACCAATCAGCATCCTGACGACGGATGCAAGCTTATTGTAAAACATTGTTAATTCTTTCTTACCTGTCTTAGAACTCTAAAGAGACTCCCTTGCCTTCCATTTCTGCGATGGTCGCTCGGATTCCATCTATTGTTTTTAATGATGGAGCCTTGCCAGCCGTCGGAGCAGGTATAGTCGAAGGGTTCGCTGTAGTAGGTCGAGTGGGAGCAGGTGGATTAGGATTTGAAGGCGTGTTTGCCTTCAGGATGTCGGGCAGTTGTAACCCCTGGCCTGTCAAGAAGGCTAGCTTGTATAGCCCCGGCAAGCGAGAGTGGAATCTGAGGTCATGCTCTGCCACAGTGATAGCTTCTTTTAATTCAGGATTGGCCTGCAAAGCCCGTTGATACGGTTGAGTTCCGATGAATTTCGGAGCCTCTGGATACTCACGTGCGACCGCTTCCAAAGCTTGTTCCTTGGCAGCACGTTCCACCAATGGAGCTATGGGAGCCAACGTATCATTGATAAACTTAGTCTGAACACTTGTATAGGCTTGGGGTTGACCACTCTTCGCGGCCTCCACCAAGTCATTCAAGTATTGATTAGGGTTCGTCTGATAGTTGTTGTCTTGCGGAGCAGCCACCGCACCAAGAGGTTTCCCTGTTAGTGGGTCAATTCCTGTAACGAGTGCATATCGCTGGCGCATCTGCTCGATAACGGCGTCTTTTTCGTCAACGCCTCTTTGCGCTTCCTCTGCGGTCTTGTAAACTGACGTTCTACCTTTTAAGAAGTATTGGTCAGGCTGCGGTTGTGGTTGTGCCACTGATGCAGGATTTGGTGTAGAAGGAGCCACGTTCGGCTGAGGTTGAGTCTGCACTTGTGGCGCAGGTGCTACAGACGGCGCTGGCCCATCAGCCGGAAACAATGAGTCAAACGTCGCATCGTCAAGGGTAGAGGGTGAATCTGAAAGATTTACACTACCGTTTGGTGCTACTTGGTCTAGCGTTGGTGCTGGCATGTCATCTGTCCTTGTGGGATTAGATTTTACTACTGGCCCCTTGTGAGGGCTACTTACTCTTGGCCCACGCGCTCAATCTGAGCATCGAGAGCCTCGAAAGCTTGTCGTTCTTCATCAAAGGCATCAGTCTGTGGTCGTGTGGCACCCATTGTTGACTTGTCAAGTTCTTGCTTGAGCCAATCGGACCAATAGATACCCGCTTGGAGTAAATCAACCTCTCGAAGCGTTTGATGAAAACTATTCTTCAATTTCGAGCTAAGCAAGGCATTTTGCGCATTGCATTTGCTCAAGAGATACAAAAAGCCAGGATGTGAAGAAAGAGTAGCAACGCTTTCTCGAATCCCCTTGTCCCCACCCTGAAAGTGGGTCCTTTGCCCGTTGTACTCAATAACCCTATAAATAACGCGGGGTTGAAAGAGACTTTTTATCCACTCTAACATATTCCCTCCGAATAGATTAGTATTTCTTACCTGAGCTAACGATTACGACTGGTTTAGGAACATCTAACATGGGTTGAACCTCAACAGGCTTGCGGTCATAGTCTACGCCTTGGGGCGCTTGAGTCACGCCACACTTCGAGAATCCCATGACCTTTTCCGGCCAGTATTCAGGACAGTGTTGGGGTGGTTCAAAGCTATCTGTGCCACCGTCAGATGCAACTGGTTTATTTTCTGCCATTTTATTTCCTTAAATAATGAAGTTTTGTATCAGTATGGATGAATCAGCAACAAGCGTATAACCACCACTGGTAATAGAAATTGTTAGTGGATATGGAATCTGTGAAACAGGAGGAAGTGAGGAAGCTGTAAATGAATAGGTATAATTGCCCCCTCCTATACTTGTCATTGTCACGGCACTCCAATACAATGTAACGCCTGCATGGTCTGTTAAAGTAGCGGTAACTGTTGCTCCCGTAACCGGAGTTCCTCCGGGCTGTAAGGTTAATCCATACAGAGTTATCGTGCCTGAACTTCCTGCGTAAATAGTATAGGTCATTGCACAATTCCAATTGATTGAGAAGAAAGATTACTTATAGTTTGCAAGTCATTAATCGCCAAGACGCCCATGCTCATAAACATTGCATTGAGATTACTCATTGTGCCTAACGTTTGAGCTGTAAGAAAGGATAGTTCTAACAGCGATTGAACAGTTAAAGACTCAGTTATTTGAATATCAGAAAAAGATAAATAAACGTTTCCACTACTGCCACCACTGAGAATACAAGTAACATAACTGGTGCCTAATATTGACGCCGAAATAAGCCCCGATGGCACCATTGTTGCAACAACGGTTCCTGTGCCAAGAATCGAACAGGACAGCGAACCTTTTCCCGTAAGAGAAGCTACAAGGGAAGAAGTTCCATTTATATTAGCCGCAAGATTACCAGACTGAGAAACTAGGTTGGCTGTAAGAGAACTGGTGCCAAGTATTGAAGATGAGAGGGACCCAACGCCAGTTAGTGCAACTGAGACTGTTCCAAGTCCATTGATAGTGGCGCTGCACGATTCAATACCAACTAAAGCCGCAGTAACAGACCCAATTCCTGTTATAGTACTTGCTAACTTACCTGAACCAGTCAGTGTTCCCGATACTGTGCTGGTACCATTTATTACGGCTGACGATGAAGCAAATGCAATTAAATTAGCTACAACTGAGCCAATTCCATTAATCGCAGCAGCTAATGTTCCCTTCCCGGTTAGTGTTCCTGAAACTGTGCTAGTTCCACTGATTGTCGCTGCGAGTGGTCCTACACCAAACAATGCCGCAACAACGGTTCCTACACCATTTATTGCACTTGCTAATGCGCCCTGACCAGTAAGAGCCACTGTAACGCTACTAGTTCCATTGATTGTAGACGCTAGTGCACCCGAACCCGTTATTGCAGCAGTGACAACAGAAGTTCCTGCAATTGTTGCCGAAATTGCACCAGATGAAGCGCCCGGAATTAAGTCAGGGTCAAACAACCCCTGGCGAACAATATTGGGGTCTAGCCACGCCGTGCTGTTTAGTTGTGCATCATATATTCCAACGACGGCCATAGCTTTTTATTCTCTAGTTTCTGTCTATCGTAAGCCCCCAACGCGCTAGTGTTTCTTTCATTCCCTTAATTTTCTCATCGGTAGGAATTGTGTATTGATGCCAAAAGTATTCGTCACGGGTTAGATTGAGGGCTTTTAGAATTTCAGTAAAGGATTTGAACTTTAGTCCGTATTTTGCAATGTTACGGGATAGAACGTAATCATCAATCAAATGCTCTTTGGTGATTCCATGACTTTGTTCAAAAACAGTCGGCTGAATGTTGTCAAGGATTTGGTCTAACGTCAAATCATCTGGCGGACGCCAAAGGTCAATGCACCAATCGCTTGCGACTGTAAACCAATTGCCGCTCCCAATATGCCGACCATCTCGACGAAAGTATTTGTCGTACTGCCATCGATTGCCTGCCATATCGCAACCATTATGAAGAACAGTATCTTTAGAGAGATGCTCTGTTGGGTCGAATGTATCAGGATGGACTAGAGCATCACCATCAAGGTAGATATTCCAATCGGTTCCTAACTCCTGAGAAATGGCAAAGATTTGAAGCTTCTCAAAAGTCACGGGCAGCCAAGGCCAGCGTCGCTCTGTAATAATGTGAAACTCAGCGTGGCATTTATCGGCAAACATCTTCAGAAGCGGATAGGTTAAATCTGTAATTTCCGGTGAATAATTGTTGACATTAAGAGTATATAAAGCTTTCTTCAACGGTCCCCTCCGTTTTGATTAACTAAACTCTTCTACTATAACAACTCCTTGACCACCAGCACCACCATTGGCGTTGGAGTTTCCACCAGCGCCACTTCCACCACCACCGTATAGAGTTCCCCCGACTCCTACAACACCAGCAGTAGCCGCCAATTGAATGATAGACGTGCCACCAAAACCAAACACACCATCACCACCAGAGCCAGACGCACCGACAGTACCATTTGTGCGTTGACCATTAGCGCCACCTTGACCGCCTATTGACAATGTTGGAGTATTGGCACTATTAGCTGGCGTTCCGGCTCCACCGACACCGACAAGTGCAGTTAGACCATTCGCCATGTTCTGTCCATTAGCGCCACCTTGGGCTGTCCAAACAATCGTTCCATTAGAAGCGTTTCCAGTCCAAGTAGAGTTCGTCCCATTCGCGCCATTTGCGTTATTGGCACCACCAGCACCACCCCCGCCAACAGCATATGTATAAGTAGTATTAGGAACCACAGGTGTGACAATTTCTGTATATCCCCCGGCAGCGCCGCCACTACCATAGGCTTGATTTCCAGCATTCCCCGCTACACCTGCGCCGCCACCACCCCCGCCAACTAGAATAATTTTAACTGTGTTGGTTTGTGCTCCAACAGTGTGAGTAGTTCCTGATGTATGAACAAATTGCCCAAGAAATCTACCAGTTAAGGGAGTAACAACTTGACCACCACTGGCATCTAAAAGCATGAATCCAGTCGTGTCAAAGTATTGAATAGTGTAGTTCGGCTGTAGAGTCACAGTCATCAACACTACGGCAGTTCCACCATTGATTGTAAGACTGATTGTAATAAGAGTAGCAGTCGCACTAACATTACGAACCGTTAAAGTTTTAATGTTCGTTTGATGCCCTGACACAACTGCTGGTGAAACGGTCGTTGCCGCTGTGGAACTTGTGATAGTAGTATTAGTATTTCCAGGTGTAACTGTTCCTGAATTATCATCAACCCAAGAACAGTGGATGCCGACACTAGCGACAGACGTACCACAGGTGACTTGGAGAATATCTCCTGTGCCAACGTTGGTTAGGATAATCATTCTATGCCTCGGTAATACTTAATTGACCAGCAGCGATAGAGGGCGTAATTCCAGCAGATACGGCTAATGGTGCAGTTAATTGTCCAAACCAGAGCAAAATTCCAGGGCCGGAAGATGCTGTACCAATACCCACATAAGTTTCTGTTTCGCCGCTGCCACCAACACAAATCCCAAAATTAATGGCTGAAGTATTAGTGATAGTTTCATTGGTGATTGTCCAGCCACCCGCACCAGACGCACGATTGACTGCAACACGCGAATAGCCTGTTCCACCACCATAGGTAGCTTCTGAGGTAGTCTGCGACCCTGTTGCACCCGGATTCGCCGTGTGCAAACTGACGTAGAGGTTCGTCGCGGGAGAACCAGAATTCTGCCAGAAAGCAGACAAATCTGTGAACACTGCCTGATAAATGGCCTTCAAATATCCAAATGCGTTTGTATTACCTTTTCCTGATGCCATGTTTTATTTTCCTTATGTGCCAGCAGTTCCTAGAGAGTTACTGCCCATTGTTTGAGCAAAAGAGCGGTCTTGGTCAGGCGCACCTCCGCCTGGAATCTCACCTTCAAACTGAGATTGTCTTGGACGGCCTTCGTGCATCTGATTCTGAACAGGCATTGCACCTTCTAGGTTGAGGTCAATGCCTTCTTGTTCGGCTTGGTCCCTGATGAACTCTTCCACAGCAGCCTGTACTTCTTGGGCATGTGCAGTGACGGAGTTTGGTTCCTTCTTCTTGATACCCTCAACGGTTGCCTTCCCTGTGAAGTCAAGCAGCTTTTCCATGAGTTGAATCTTGAGTTGTTGTTCTTGAGAAGCCTGTTGCTCCTGTTGAACTTGTTCCTCAGTCTTCAACAAACGGTTCGCATATGGAATTTCCATTGCGCGAGCGATTTCTCGAAGGAACTCACTCTGAACTGCATATGGACTCTGCATGGCAATGTTATAGAAAGCCATGAGATTCCGCTGCTTCACAACCTTCCCCATCGCGTAGTTTGCAGCGATGAAATCAAAATCATAACATCCAACTAGACTCTCAAGCTTAACCTGCCCATACTTTGGAATCCCCGGAGGAGCATTTGTAATGCTATATTCCATCTCCGCTGTTCCAAACTGTTGAATCATGCTCGAAACCATTTCCATCATTGGTTGCAAGATGTCAAGTTCCATGTTACGAATGAGAAGCTTGAAGACATAGCCGCTCTCATTTATGACTTGACTAATTCCGCTAGATGTGCGGTTTCCAGTTGGAGAACCCATACCCTTCGCATAGAAGTCGGAAATGCCCGAAGACATTTCAATCATGCCTTTATAGAGGTCTATGATTTGATAGTCTTGGGCATTGGGAGTAAAGAAAGGTAATGGGTAGATAGCATTTTGTGGATTACCCACAACTCCTACCTTACCACCCGGTACGTTTCCCATATCCAATTGGTCGTGGTCAATGTCAACCTGCACATCATAGGCGTATCGACGGTTAATACCCATATTCCAGTTATCGGTAATCATGTTCACGAAGACATTAACGCCTTCATTTAAATCAGAGATAGTTTCAATAAGTCCGATTCCATAGACATCGCCCTTGACTTTGATATAAGCGGTATCCAATATGGGGATGCGTTTATGGGCGAATGGGTTAGGTCCTGTATAGAGTAAGACAGGGGGTCCATTATATACACGTCTTTTATAGGCCGAATAACTTGCATTCCTGTACTGGTATCTTCGGTCTTTCCATCCAATTGCATCGGCATCCTCTCCAAACGTCACCATCGTGACTGTTTTCTTCGTATCATCCCAAACTTCCGCAAAGCGAATAATGACTCCATCACGGTCAAGGTCACGATATTGTGCCAACCTACGCGTCAACTCTGCAATGGCTTCAGGCAAATATAAATCAGGGTTAGATTCTGTTGACCGTCGCATCTCACCCCAACTCTGCTCGCACACATGCGCCTTTATCTTTTCATCGGGGTCAATCAAGAGGTCATAGATGTCAATGGGGATAATCTTTGGGCAATTTCTCGGCACCTGCTTCGTAACCATCTTCGTGCCAGTTTGAATGGGATTTCCCATTGGGTCACGGACGGGAATCATAACAGGTTGACCATCAAGACCAACTACAGGTTGATTCTGATTGTCCATCTGAGGTTGCATAGCAAAGACAGGTTCCGGCCCTGTTACCGTATCATAATCCCAATCCCAATCTACCTTAAATGCAGCATGTCCGTAGATGCACAAGTCCCGGCTAAAGAGTTCAATGGCCTTAGTCCACTTTGCTCGGTGCAGAACCGAAAGCATAACTTTCTGCATGGAATCAGCGGCTTCATCCGAACCACCCTTAGCTCGAACTTCAAGCGGGGGGTCTACACTGAAGAACGCATCGTTGATACGGGAAACCACAGCTTCGACATTCGAGCGGCAGTAAGGAACAAAGGTATTGGAACGTGGAGTAAGATTATCAGGATACATCTTACGGTCACGATAGCCAAGATATTGCCGATACCAATATGCACGCCGTTGGTCATAAGGCCGACGGAAATTACGGAGTCGTTGAAGCTGGTCAAGAGTATATTGCTTCAAATTATTCAGATTAACAAGAGCATTAGGGTCAGTAACAGCACCCATAGGAGAACCTGTAGGGTCAGTTCCACCAGTAGGTCCTGTTCCTAGTGCATTACTGCCCGTCGCACTTGCGACCGCTGCTTCCCCCGTAATATCGTTAGGCATAATTGTACCTTAGAACTTAGAGAGCAAACAAATGGAATAATCTATTGAATCCGAAGCATTGTGGAAATTACCCACTTGAATCTGGTCGTAGGCATCACCAGTGTCAAATATAAGAACTTGGGTAGTACTAAAAAATGGTGATGTAGAGGTGGGCGTTGGTGCAGTTACACCAGCAGAATTTCCAAATGTTACAGCAATTTGACTAATAGACCCTGGAACTGTCGTGTCCTTGGTGCTAAGCATAAACAAACGACGCTTTCCAAGTTGAATCACACCACTGGCTTGACCATTAGTTAATGTCCCAATACCATTAGCTAAAGTCAACGTATTTGCATAATCAACGCAAGGTATAAATGAATTTATAGCCATTAACTTTTTCCTTTTTCAAATGAGACTTGGGGACGCTTAAAAAGTTTAAATCTATCTATCTGGCCCTTTTCATCGGCTTCCACAAGTTTGTGAATGCTGTACTCAAGCATCTCCATAACCTCCAAGCGCCGCTCCGGTGGAATGTTGCACATAAGGCCAGTAAAAGACACCATCCAACATCCTTTACATCCCGGCGTGGGTTGACGTTTATCACCATATGAATACTTGTGCTCTGGACAATGGAGAATCACCTTGTCTTTATCAAACAAAGTGTTTAGATACTTTTCTTTCTCTTGCTGTGTTATTAAACTATTTGACATTTATCCTCCAAGAAAAGGTAGGGGTCCGTGTGGATATGTCTCGTCAGACATGCACGCGGGAGGGTTGCGCGTGTGACGGACCCCAAACGGCTATTTGTCGAGTTTACGCTGTTCCTTCAGGAACGCGGCTTCCAATTTGAAGCTATTTAGTTGGTCAACAAATAGCCGAACTCGAAAACCGACGAGTAAAGCCAAGATAGTTGTCCAGTGAAGCCACATGCACAGAATACATTGCGCCGTCACTGGAACCGCAATTCCAAGTACCGCTCCAACTTCTTTTCCAAGAATTGCAGAGAGCCATCGAATTGCATCGTTCAACTCGACAGCCAAACCAAACAGTTTCATTCGTCGAAGTGAGAGCCAAGCGTCGAATCCGCCTAGCAAGAAGTTAAGCGTTACTAGAATTAAGAGTAGCATTGCTCACCAAAGGACCCTCTGAGGGTGGGGCTGTTTCTGCTGCCCCTATTGAGCACATCATGGTTGATTTCCCACCCACAGTGGGTTCCTGAGTTGCGGGTTTATCAACCTCGGCCAATCTCTCTAGCCAGTGTTCACAATCCTCAATCGCTCCATTTAATGCACTTACATTGGCGAACATCTGAAGACGCTGTTGAATGTAGCTATCTCTTCGTTCGGTAACTTTTTGAATCATTTCCTCCGTTGTCATTTCCCTCTCCTAGAAAATTGTTGGGAGTGTTGACGCACACTCCCGAAGCGTTTTGATATTACCCGATTTGAACGACATCAACTTGGAAGTAACCAGAAATTCCAGCAGTAGAGGCCGAGGTAAAAAGAGCCAGTTGGTCGCCGGGATTTAGGGTTGCGCCAGTTGGAGTCGCTGAGATAGTCTCTTCAACGCGGGTATTCACTGTTGCGCCATGTAAATCTTGAGCAGTGTGGAGCGCGGTGATTCCTGCGCCGCTCGCTGCCGGAACAACGGAGTCACCGACGATTTTCTCAATCAATCCGGTGGCCGCGCCAGTTGAGACAACAGTTAGATTGAAGTGAATCGCAATCACTTGACATTTCCAAGGAGCCTCAAAGAAATAGGTTCCTGAAGAAGCCGCTGTGGTTGGAACTTGAACCGTAACCGTTTCACGGGTTGTAGGTTTATAGTCGCTAGCTGCTGTGCTAGCATTTGAAGCTGGTTTCAAACCAACTTCATTGACAGTGGTAGTTGCACCTAGATTGGGTCCTTCATTTCGGAATAGCATAGTCGTTTAGTCTCCTATGTTATCCAGAATTAAGCTGAGAAGGCAATAATTGCCCCAAAGTGAATAGTCTGAGCCGTAGTTGCGAGTGCAGTCCAGTTGAGAATGAATCCAGTGGATGTGATTGTAGATGGGATAAGAGAACCCGCAGCAACAAGCACCGCCGGAGTGTCTGAGTTGCTCCCCGCAATGAACACATCAACCCAAATCGGCACAGACTTCTGCAAATCAGTCATGGTGGCCGCTGGATTAGTTTCTGCCCCTGCTGAAGCATAATTCGAGTTTGCAACCCAAATAACGCCGCTCTGAACACCGTGAACTGCTGCCGCAGTTGAGATGTTGTTATTGGAGTTAGAGAAACCTGCCACGGTAACAGTATCTCCCACTAGAACCTGAGTCGCTCCCTGTACAGTGTAGTAAGGTGAGCAGTTCGCGGTTCCATCAGGGGCCGTACCCGGAGCACCACAACCGTATAGGTTGAGGACAAGGGTTTTTCCTAGAGACTGCACACCGTCAATAAACCCAACAGGAGCCGCGTTCGCGCCCGTTGTGGTATTACCGTTGGTGGCTACGCCATAGGCATAGAGAGTTTTGGCCTTTGGTCCGCTGGTCTGGTCAAAGATTATTTGACCACCCGCAGTGGGTCCTTGACCGATGTACGAAAGATTTAGAGATGGTGCAGCAACAATCGGCATATTTGTTTTCCTTTATTTAATTTTAGATTCTTGCGGAATCTCCAATTGGAGGGGGTCCGCTAAGCTTGTTGTTTCTGGTCGCATCGGATAGGAGTCAGGTGCCATTTGATAGGTCTTTCCTGTTTCACAATCAAAATGGTCACATAGAATTCCCCCGTGTGCGAACACCCGGTATCCCGCCCCCCGAACTTTGTTACAAAAACTTATGTCCTCACTCACCAAATTGGATGGAATGGTTGGGTCATACGAAGGTGTCTCTATGAACTCAAACCAAGGTTTAGGAATTTCCTTAAACACATCGGTCGCTATTAAAAGACAACCTGCCCCAATCCCCGTTACCTCAAAAATCTCGCCCTTCTTCCAATGCCAAAAAGACCCCAATCCCTCTCCACGAAACACAACTGGTTGTGGAACAGGAGCCTTCGTCACATAAACTCCACCAATTGCTTTCATCTCTGGATAGTTATCTAAGACATAAACCAATCGTTGTAGAGTATTGGGTGGCGGAATGGTATCATCATCAACAAACCAAAGATACTTTGCGCCAACTTCAAGGGCTTTTTCTGCTAAGATACATCTTGCTTGGTCAACAGGAAGACCTTTTACAATTAGAAATCCATGAGAGAAGTGGGTTGGATTAGGTTGCATGGACATTGAAACCACAAGTTCCGGTGGAATCAATCGTCCAGAACAGGCCAATCCAATAAGAACACCTATCTTATGTATAGCTTCTTTCGGAAGCGCACCCGGTAGGACGCTCATTTTCCCTCCCTACCCTTACTCTGTTACCGGAGTGCCCGGTTTGGCAACTTGTATTTCGTGAATTTTAAGTTCACCACAAGATGTACAAACTATTACCACTACAACCTTTCCTGATTCTTGAACCCCAATGGGGTCCAAAGCGAAAAATCTATGACTACCTGAGCAAGTTTCATTTTTAGCTTGCATATCCCGTACTCTCCTTTTTTCCTCTAAACACTGGTTCTGCATGAAACTTCTGTCCATCAAAGTGAACCGCAACCACCCCGCCCGGTTTCACTAGCACCGCATTGTGATTCTGATGAATCATATTCCCAATTTCATGTATTGTACTAGCATGAACAAGACCAATCGTTGGGTGGGGGGAGTGAATTCCTGCCATGATTACCCTCTTGATATGAGGCTGAACGCGCTTACTAAACTGATTAATTGACTCCCCGCCCGGAAACTTTATATTTGGATGTCCTTGAAGCCAATTTACTTCTTCTCTATAGTCTGACTTCTTCTCGCCTGCCAAATCACCAACATCAATGGGCTTGAGTCCAACTTCCCGATAGGGTTCAATCCCACGCCCCGCAAGAACAATCTCAGCGGTTTGGTCGGTTCGCTTCATCCCCGATGTCCACGCTTGCCCAAGTTCTGTTCCCGTGAAGAAGTTCCTCATGGAAATGGCATCTTCGACACCGTGGGCATCTAGTGGATAGTCCGTTGCTCCCCTAAACAATCCGGCATCATTGGCTGAAGTGGAACCATGTCTTCCAAAATATGCGATAATATTACCATGCGCCACAAATTACCTCGCCATGTGTAGAGCTAGAAGTATATTCGGAAGTACGGCTTCCATCAATCTTGCTGCACCAAGAATCACAAAGAGACTTGATATTCCGACTTTCGCCCATGTTCTATTGATTCCTTTAAGTACATTCCATGTAAAGAGAGCAATAAGGATAAGAACAACAGTCTGAATCCCATCCATTACCATTCCTTTGCTCAACACAAATTGCATGTTGGAATCTCGAACGTATGGATTAGACTCATGTACATCTGGCATCCCATTAGAGGCCATTGAGGACGCGAAGTCGGCTGCGACTGTAAAAATATAAAAGAGAAATGATTCAGGAAATGGTGATGCACTCTTCAGAAGTTCCCATATCTTTTTCATGGTTAGTTTCTTTTAATGTCATCATCATCATCTGAATCTTTACGCCCATTGGTAGACTTGTGGTACTTCCCTGCATCAACGGCAGCCAGAAAAACCTTAAACTTACTAACAGGAACGCAAATCTTCCCAACATCGTCATTCGATGCACCAACAAGGAATCCCACGATAGCATTTTGGTCTAAGGAAACAATTGCGGAGCCACTAGAACCCGGTGCTCCACCAATCTGTACCAAAGTCACATTCGTCCAAGTGACCTCGCCCCCATTCAAAGGGGGTCGGTCTAATTGAACCTCGGAGACGTAGCCTTCAAAGTATTCTTTTCCAAATCCCAATGCACCTGCGACGTTGATGACTCTATCCCCAATCTTCAGGACAGATTCATCTCCAAGAGCCACCGTATCAAAGTGGTCCGCAGTTTCAACCTCAAAGATAGAGAAGTCATCTCCAAGTTTCTTATCTCCTGCCTGAACCAACCTAGCCACGAAGTAGTTCTTCTGACCTTTGCTATCAGCGGAAATATAAAACTTTTGAAGCTTTTGAAGCTTGTCTTCAGTCCCCGGAACACAATGAGCAGCGCTCACAAACCGATATCCCTTAGGAATGGTTGCAAACGCCGTAGCAGTACATGTCATCTTCATATCGCCTGATTCATCCTGCGTGTAAAGTAACGCGACTGAATCATAGACATGATTGACGATGGGCTTTGGTTTAGTTTGGGCCTTAGTCGAGAAACAGAACATCAAGGAAAGCAGTATCGTGGCGATGATGTTCTTCACGTTAGACCTTTTTCTCAACGTCAGCGACAATAACTTTCGCTTCCGTGTCAAATTTTGCAATGACCCAACGGGCTTGCTTAACAAGTAGAGTCTTTAACAGGCGCAAAGGAGAAGGGATGAATGCTCCCACAACCAATCCCACAACCACTCCCGGCACTTCCTTAATCACATAAGCTGGAATTGACATTTTGTTTCTCCTTTTTTAAGTGTACGAAGACAGGTTGGTGAGAGGCTTCGTATCCTCCATGAAATCTTCCGTCCTGCGTAAATTTCTATTTCGCTTCCCCGTGGGCCTAATCGAACACGCATACTGGAAAGCATTCATCAAATGGTCGTGAGTCTTTCGAGGCTTTTCCTTGGACTGCCCCTTCATCGCCCCGGCCTGAAACGTATCCCATGTATAGTGCGTAATCTCATGCTCAAAGTTCGGACATCCCTCAAACAAATGAAACGTCGGATGCCGAGGATTCGGCTCCGTCGAGGCATTTATATATTCTCTTGTGACGTGGAGGCCAAAGTCCTCTCCCACATCAGGTAGTCGTACGGGGATTCCGGCTTCGCGCCATAACTGCGCCCCTGTTTTGTGAGTCTCAGCGTTGCGCTGTTCCCCCCATGTAGGGTCAAGTAGCCAGATGTCAACTGGGTCCCCTCCACACTTAATCTTGATTCCCTTGGCGTGGTCACTGACGATTTTCTCCCTCTCATAATACTCTCTATACCCCCACAAATTACTCTTATCATCTACCGCTAACCAGATTGCCGCCGTAACCCCCGTCGCAGCAGGGTCAATAGATACAATACGTTGCCAGTGATTAGGTATCGGGAAAGGTCTAACGACATGGACTGCAT